GATTCTGGTTTGTCCATTGGAGATACAGTTACTGCTTCCTTAGCAACAATCTTAGGATAGAAAACTCTCAAGATAGGAAGAGTTAATGATTCATATGGGTTTATTGCAAACATAGAATTTTCCAATAGGTTAATTCTTGTGTTCTCAGCTAAAAGCTTAAATACACCTCTGTCTTTCTTGTTCTCAATTGATTCTGCTAGACCTGCAACATAAGTGTTAAATGCTGTGTCGTCTGTTAGAATTTCCTTCATGTTACCTGGCTTTGATGGATCGATACCACTAATTTTTTTAGTAGTTCGATATACTTCTGTTAGAATTTCTTTCATACTCATGGTTATATTCCTCCTTATGGAATTATGTTGTTTAACATCTACAACTTAACATCTACTATTTTAATATTCTCTTATTTACAATCTCCATTGTGGTTTGTAAATATTTGTTCATTCTTGTATCATCAATTGAATTTAAATTATTTAATATATCTGACATTTCCTTTTTCAAATCTCCATATAACATCCCAAAGGAGTTCAATTGTTCAATACGTTCAACTAACTTCTTAATCTTTTTCTTTCTTTCTAATACTATTACTTTTTGCTCTAACTTCTTTTTACTCTCTAATAAAAAATTCTTCTTCTTATTTATATTATTTTCTAATAATCTAATCTGTCTTTCTTTATCTAAATGTAAGTCATCAATTAATGGCTTAACTTTATATATAATTTTATCAGCTAAATCTACTTTAGCTTGATCTATATTTTCAATATTAATATCATGGTAATCAGTTATTTCTATATTCATTTTTCACTCCCTAAAGATTCTAATAGTTTCGAAGTGGTACCAATAATAAATATCTCTAAATCAACTAATTTCTTTTCAAAATCATCATCAATTGTTTTAGCATTTTCAATCATTTGATTTTGTTTAATTTCTTTATCTTTTAAATCATTAATAATTATATCTAACTTTTTAACTTGGTCATAATTAACAAATCTTGTGTCATTTTTACATATCAAAAATATTTCGTCGATAATTGATGAAATAGTTTCTTTATTTGTGTTATGTTCTGAGGTGGATTTAAAATCGGATTTCAATAATTCCATGAGTTTACCCCTTTTCGATATGGAATGATTCTAACTGTAAATTTTCAAATTTTTTTTACAGTTAGAATCATTCCCAAAATTTTTAGATCTGTTCTTATCAATAAATTAGCACTTTTTAATACATGCTTCTTTAGCATTACCCTTTAGGTCTTCACATTTCTTTTTACATCTAGCCTTTTTTACTTTCCAAAGTGCATATCCAGCAGCTCCAATTCCAACGGCAGCCGCAGCTTTTATTTTTTTGTGTTGAGATCCTGCTGCTGCACCAATTATATAATGAGATTTATCTCCTGTTTGTTTTTCAACTCTTTTATTAAATTTATCCATATGTTTATTTCTAATGGTTTCAAGTTTTTTTGCCTTATCTTTAAACTCTTTTCCCTCAACACCAGTTTTAAACACATCTTCTGCCCAACCCTTACTATCTCTTTTTACCATTTTTTTAGCTACATCAGTTGATTTCTTTTGTTGTTTATATCCTTTTTTAAAATCATCCCAACCTTCTTTAGTAATCTCACTAACTGCTTCTTTTAAAATTTGACTGTATGTCTTTGACATATTAGTATTCTCCTTAATATTTTTAATTATATTATACCCACTTCTTATAGAATTTAATTGCACCTTCTTGAACTAACTTGTCAAAATGATTTGCAAGATAACATTTCCCATCCATAGTGCAAATAACTCTTCCGCTTGATTTTTCTTCTAAATAATTGAAGTGCTCAAATTTAACCTGTCTTTCGTCAATAACTGCTTTTTGATGTGATGGTCTTGAAACAATATCATAAGATATAATAGTTAAAGGAGACTTAACATAATTACCATCCATTCTTCTTTCTAACTCGGCGAGTCCGCGCATAGACGTACCAATAGATGTCTTATCTCTAATCAATGCTAACAATTCTCTTCCATGAAAATTAGATAAGGTTTCAAATTCTCCTACTAGTAAATTACCTTGCCAATCCCAATCTCTAATAATATGTGAAGTCTCTTTCAATAGAACAGTTGTTTGTCTCTGTTCATTAAATGAATTATCACTAGTAATTAAAGGATGATCCATTTCCCCATAGAAACTTCTACCTTTAATCATTCCTTCACAGTCTCTAATAGCTTGTTCAAGAACAGCCTTAGGATATACTCTTCCGTTTCTATTTTTTTCGTCAGCTGTTTGAATGGTCATCTTAAATATAGCTTTTCCTGGCGAAAAACTTTGTACATCTGCTTCTTGAATTAAAGCTTGCTCCTGTAAAAAGAATGACATATTATTTATCTCCCTATTAAAATTTTATAATTATTATTTATCTTCAGTAGCTTTTTCCTTCTCTTCCATATATTCTTTTAAATAATCATAGATTTCTTTTAAGAAACCATAATATCCAATAATAATTCCATCTATTCTATCTCTGAATAAACCGAAGTTTGAAATAACTGTATTAAATAAATCTATACTCTTTGAAATATATGCTCTCATTTTTGTAAGTTTAGAATCAAGAATAGTTGATAAATACGAATCAATAGAAACTAATCTTGAGTGTATTTTCTTTAATTCATAAACTCTAGTTACTTCATTATATGATAATGGTGGACCTGGGGGTACCATTCCTGCTGCTCCGCCCATGCTTGGATCAGTCATACCCATAGCATTTGGGTCCATTCCTCCGCCCATACCACCCATAGAAGGATCCATCCCAGTAGCACCACCTGGCATTCCGCCAGTCATCATACTTGGGTCCATTCCTGGCTGTCCTGTTGGTGGCATACCTACACCTTGTTGTGGTGGCATACCCATAGAAGGATCCATACCTGGCATTCCACCTCCCATTGCATTAGGATCTTGCATTGGTTGTTGTCCCATCATACTTGGGTCCATTCCTGGCTGTCCTGCTGGTGGCATACCCATAAAAGGATCTTGCATTTGGGGTTGCTGTCCACTCATTACATTATTTGGATCTAATCCTGGCTGCATACCACTAGCCATTGTAGATGGGTCAAAGCTTACAGGTGGTTGTTGAGCAGCAATTGCATTAGGATCTTGCATTGGTTGTTGAGGAATCATACCTGGCTGACCCATCTGGAATTGATTGGGTTGTGGCTGAGGAGATTTTTGTTGTGGAATTCCTTGTTCAGTTACTTCATCCTCATCACTATTCTTCTTTTTTGGTATTCCAAAATCATTTCCATCATCTTCATCTGTATCATTAGTTTCATCACTAGCATCTTCTTCATTATCTTTTTTTTGACGATAATATTTTAAATCAGCTAGCATATCAGAATCATGTCTTCCTTCACTTCCTTCTTCATCCTCTGGGTCAGACTCATCTGATGTTTCTTCATCACCAGATATATCATCTTGAGGAACTTCCTCATCAGGAAGTGTTTCATCAGGAATTTCTTCATCACTAGGAATGTCATCTGTTTGTGGTTCATCATATGGGTTACTGTCATCTGGCATTTCTTCATCGCTAGAAATATCATCTTGAGGAACTTCCTCATCAGGAAGTGTTTCATAATCTGGTATTTCTTCTCCAGTATCCTGACTCATATCATCTTGAGGTAATTCTTCTCCTGTAATATCTTGATTAGGATCTTCAACACCATTAGGTATTTCTTCTCCAGTATCATCTGTTTGTGGTTCATCATATGGGTTACTGTCATCTGGCATTTCTTCGCCAGTATCTTGACCACTAATATCTTCTGGTTGTTCTCCAGACATATCATCTTGAGGTAATTCTTCGCCAGTATCTTGACCACTAATATCTTCTGGCTGCTCTTCTCCTGATATAGAAGGCATCTCACCTGGGACTTCTTCTCCATTATTATCCTCAGGCATATCATCTTTCTTCATTTGTTTAGGATCACCACCAGAAAACATTCCATTAAATATAGTTTTCTTTAGATTATCAAACCCACCTTCTAATGAATCACTATCAGTGGGCATAGATATAACATCTGGTGTACTAGGTTCAATTGTTGGTTCGTCTAACATTCTTCTTCTCTCGAAGATGCTAATCATATTAGATTCTTTAATATATCTTTTTTCTAAAAGATCATGTATATTCTTATTCTTACTCATATTTTAAAATCCTCCGCCCCCAGGAATGCCGCCGCCCATTCCACCCATTCCTCCATTTAAGTTTCCCATTCCTTCCATGCCGGTTTGGTCTTGTTCACCACCTGGGGTAGTATTTAAATTTTTATCTATCTTTGAACTAATCTCATAATTTTTAAGTTCTTCCCAATCAATACCAGTTAGATACTTCTTCTTTGAATATTCTCTTGGAATACCAATTTCTTCTAATGATCTAATTAAACTAACTAAGTCTGTTATATATTTTGATTCTCTTTCAAATTGTAATGACTTTGGAGGAGCAAATGAAATATGTACATTTGTCAATACATCTAATGACATTTCAGGATCATATAGAGTATAAACTTTCTCTATCAATGCATTTATTTGTTCGGATAAATACTTCTGATGCCCTATAATAGTTCTAGCAAAAAGAATATTCTCTTCACTTAAAGCTGACTTATTAGATAAATTTTCTTCTATGTTTAAGAAAGCTGCAGGAACTCCTAATGAAGCAACTAATGAATCTCTTACAAATTTTAATTCTTCAACTTTAGATCTTGCATCAGAACCTGCATCTTGGAATGAACTAACATCAACAAAATTCTTTCCATCTTTTCTAGGAAGATATATATCTTCAAAAGTTGAAATCATTGATGGTATTGTATCTACACTACCAAATGAATCAAGACTTACTTTTCTCTTATTGAATGTTTCTTTTAATTCTTCAATAACATTCTTAGCATCTCGTGGTAATCCTATTTCAACTTCAATCTTTCTCTTCTCAGTTGATCTATTGATTCTTTGAATTGCAATAGCTGTTTCCATTGAAACCAATACTTTAGATAAGAATACAGTAGAGTCAAATATACTTTCTCCATAAGGAAAATATTTAGTAGAAGGAACTGTGAAGTGTTGCATTCTCTCAGGTGGAACATATCTAATTTCCATTGTAGAAATTAAATTAGCAGGGGTTGCCATTCTTTTAACTAGTTCTTTTAATTCATCAATATCAGTTATTTCACCCATCTGAGGGATTTTTGTTTGAAGATTTTTTAGAATATTCATGCATATACTATTTACAGCTTGGTCTTCTAATGATGCAACTTGAGCAACTCCAAACTTAGGAAATACTAAGTAACCAAAACATATAGGAAACATGCTACTTTGAAGTTTAACTACTCTATCAGGCTCATGATAAACTAACATTAAATCTATTAGTTTCTTTTCATTTCTTATCGTAGTATCATCAATTTGTACATCTTCATATAAATAATTTTGACCATCTACTTCTCCTAAATATTGTCTAGTCTCTTCATATAAACTATAGTCTATTTTTATTTTAATAGAACTAACTTCATCAATATTCTCAACTATTATATTATCATTATTTCTATTTTCTAATCCTTCTAATATTAAAGATCTTGAAAGAAGAGCTCTCTTTGAGTTAGTAACTTCACAATAAAAATCTCCATATAATAATGTATTTTTAACAATTACATTTAGATTTTTCTCTAACTTTAGTTTAGTTATTAATTCTTTAACTGAAGTAACCTTATTATCTGTTTGGATTGAATCGTCATCTTCCATTAATTTTTTTGGTTTAATTTCTAATGCAACCTTAGTAATATCATCTGGAGATAAAATGTTATCCACTATAACATTCAATGCTCTATGACAATAGTTTATATTAGTTACAATTGATTGGTATAATTTATATCTATTTAACTTCCCAGCTTGACCAAATGACGCTGGAGATGCCATTCCTTGATTGAATGAATTTCCTTCTCCTTGTTTAAAAGAAAAACTATTTCCAAATTGTTTACTAATTAAATTTTTAACTAAATTTATATAACTCTTACTAGTAGTAGTTTGTCTAAATGAAGATATATCTTTAATAGCTTGATCTAAAGATTTATCTATATCTTCAGTAGAGGTATTTAATATAGTTTTTCTTAGTTTCTCAAAAGAGTCTTTTACTGACATTTATAGCTCCTTTTTATCTTCTCTTATTAAGTAAATTACTTAATGTAGTTTCAGCTGAATTAAAAGTATTATTTTTATTAATCATATCATCTACTTGGTTTTGTCTAATTTCATCTCCTTCAAATCTTGTGTTGAAGTAATCTATTAAATTTAAAATCAATGTTTCTTTATCTCCATATAAATACATTAAATCTCTCTCTAATCTAGGCCCAATAAATCTAAGAACTAATTTAGAAAAATCTTTGGCAGCTGCAGTAACTTCATCTTCAGAAGGTTTTGTAGCCTCAAGAGAGAATATTAAAATTCTATCTTTATGAATCATATCATATGCTTTCTCTTCATGAAATTGAAGGACCGCAAGATATGAATTAAATTTATCTATATATTCTAATGAAACCTTTCTATAAAAATATTTACTTATAGAAAAACAAAGTAATATAAAACCTAATGTTGCAATTAAAGATAAAAATGTATTCACGTTATCTCCTAATCTGAAATTGTATCCACATGTTCAGTTTCTTCTTTAATAGAAACTGCTATGATCTTATTTGGTCTAATTACATGATTACCACTTGTTGTTTTTAATATTACTATTTTATTAACATCAAATATTTCAGACATCTTTTTAGTATAAGTATCTAAATCTGTGTTATCATTATCTTGAATGATAATAGGATTCTTTCTTTCATAAAAAATAGATATATTCTTCATATATTTCACCTTTCAAAAAATTTCTCTTCATTTAAAAAAGATTCTAATATAGTTTCATGTTTGATTTCTTTATTATTATTTTGTTCTTGATTTTGTTTAGATATAATTCTTACATTTTTATTTTCAACTTCTACATTTTCTTCTATCAAATAATCATTTATTGATTCTGATTTAAATTTAGATTTTATTTTATTTATTTCAATTTCAGTTCCTATAAAGGTAAGTGGTGTTCTACATAACTTATTTCTAATATATAACATTCTTCCAGGAGTTTTAACTGTAAGTTTAAAGTTCTTCATTCTATTTTTCCTTTCAGACCATGTAAAAAAAGACGGGTAGCTTTAACTACCCGTCTTTTAAGTCTAAATTAAACTTATTTTATGCTCTTGTATCTTTTGAACTAATTTTATCGTCTTCCATAAAAAATGATTCTAATTCTGATAATTTCTTTTCTGTATCATCTTCATCTTCATCATTATCTTCTGTGCTAGCATCTTTCTTATCATCAGCATCAGGCTCTTTATGGGAATCTTCCTCTTCTTCTTTTTCTTCTGCTTCTACTTGCTCTCTAAACATTTGGAACATTTCTTCGATATGTTCCTTGGTAATTTTCTTTTCTGGATCTTCTACTGTTCCACCCTTACCATCTTTTGACTCGGCAGGATCTCCTGCTGGTTCAGTATCTGGTTCATCACTTGCTTCTTTTCCATCAATCTTTGAATCAGCTTCCATTTGCTCAATTAATTTTGAAAGAATTGCATTCTCAGCTGTCAATTCTTTTTTTTCTTCCTTTTCTTCCTTTTCCTCATATGAATCATTATCATCATTTGATGAACCTTTACCAACTACTTTTAATGGAGTTCCGCCTTCTTTCATTTCACTCTCCATTAACATTCTAATAGCTTCTGAAACTTTTTCTACTTCTTTATCATCTTCTTTATCTTCTTTATCTTCACCTTCTTTATCTTCTTCTTTATCTTCACCTTCTTCTTTGTGCTCTTCATCATCTTCTTTCAATGTTCCAGATGTTTCGCCGGCAATATCTTTTTCAATCTGGTCCATTGATGCATCTCCACCCTTACCATCTGTTGATGCTGCGATATCACCTACTGGTTCAGTATCAGGTTCATCGTTTACTGGGTTATCAATCTTTGTGTCTGACTCTTGTTCCTTGAAATAATATCTTTCAAGAATTGAGGCTGCATCTGATGTTTTTTTGTTTGTTTCATATCCGTCTAGTTTTCCATCATAACCTATGATGTTGTCTAGCATTGGTCCTTTAACATCTACCTTTGACGCATTAGTTGTATAATCGCCAGATGCTGCTTCTTTTAATAACTGAATATAAGATTTCTTCATTTTGTACTTCCTCCTAGATAAGTTAAGTATTTAATAAAATACTTTTAGATCAAATTTTTATTATGTTCTTCCAATTATAAGTTTGGTTTTTAGATCTGATCTAGTTTTAAATTTTCTATTAAACTAGGATTAGTTAACATAGTTGAACTTATAGATATAGTTTTACATCCACAATATTCATTTAAATAATTAATATCATCTAAAGTTACAAAGGAAGAACCATATATATTTAATCCTTCTTTATTAAACTTCTTTATATATGGCCAATTATATTTTTGAGATAACTTCCCAGACATACCACCAAACCAACATGGAACTGAATTTACTAATATTCCTTTAATTTTATTAAGGTCATATTTATATGGGTCTTGTAAATAGTTTAACTTTAGATATAATGGGTGTTTAGATTTAGGAATATTTTTATTTTTCATATCCTTTACATTCGGACAGGAAAAAGACAATTGGATTCCCTTTATATTATCTATATTATTAAGTCTAAATACTAACTCATTTATTTGTATATCACTTCCAGCAATAGAAACTATTAAATTATCATTTTTATAATTTAATATATTTTCTAAAAACCAATTATATCCATTATTGTGATGAGAAACATGATTATAAATTGTATTACCTATTTTAACTATTGCAAAAGGATATCCTTTTGTTTCATTTAATGTTATAGTTTTAGTCACTATTGGAAATGAAGGAAATTTATAATTAAATATTTTATGCCAAATATATCCATTTCCAAAACCCATAGATCCTGACCCATAAATATAATTCATTATATATCTCCAAAACCTCCAAACCCCATAGAATTTTCATTGGTAGCATTAGGTTTTTTACTATTAGCCATCTTAACTGCAGTTTGGAATCTGAATACCTCAAAGTTAACATTGAAGTCTAATGATAGCCCAGACTTGCCACTTCTATTTTTACCAACCTTAAAATGGACTACCTTATCATCTACTGGATCTTTAGATAACAATGCAACAAAGTCAGCATGTTCAACCTTCTTAATAGACTCACCAATTTGAGCCAAATTAAGTTCTTGTGAAGTTTGAATTTTATAAGTTTCTCTTCCTAATTGTGTTGCTGTAATAACAGGAATTGCATATTCAACTGCTAATGACTTTAATGCTACAGTTATCTGCCCTAACTCTAATCTATATATATCATACTTAATATCAGTTCTTAATAAGTCAAGGTAATCAATATATAAACCTTTAATAGAATCCTTACCATATGTTGATATTGCATCATCTAATACAGTCATAATATCAAGAGTTGAAATTGATGAAGCTGGAAAATAATGCATAATAATAGTACTATTATTTTTATCTAACTCTCTAATTACTTCAGCTTTAATATTTACATTAGAACTTATATCTCTTAAAACTTGAACTAATGTTTTATTAAATATTGATTGATATATTCTCAATAGAGATTCTTCAATTGTATTCTCTAATGTAATATAAACGTAAACATCTTTACCTTCCTTCTTTTGAACCTTATCTATTTTTGTAATAGGTATAGTTGCTGCATTAGTCATCATATTACAAAGGATAGTTGATTTTCCTGATCCTGAGCTTCCACCAAATACATACAACCTTGAAGCATCGAATCCGCCATTTAAAACTTCATTATCTAAAATAGGAAACCCAGTAGATGTCTTATTACACTTATCATATTTTTTAACAATAGTTTCAACTACATGAGTATAATCATCTTTCATTAAATCTAATGATGAAGTTGCTTCAATCATCGCTGACCTATTATTATCCATCATATTTGTATATAATGTTTTAACAATATTCTCATAATCTAAAACTATATCATCTATAGATTCAAATGAACCATCTTTAATAACTGTTAAAAAGTTTCCTAATTTATCATGGTTAGTTAAAAGACTTCCTAATTTCTTTCTAAGTCTTATTTGTTTTATATTATCAAGTATATCATTTTCATGTAATTGCTCTTCTCTTTTACTATGTAAAAAATCATGTAATGGTCTAAATTTTTCACTTAGAGATAAACTATCCATTATATTATCATCAGTTTTATCTTCTAGTTTTAACTCACATATTTTAAGCAAACATTCAAGCTTATTTTGAATGTTTATTGGAATCTCTTTCTTTTCTTTTTTGCTTGTTGTATACTCTGATAGAGTTTCCATTATATCTCTAAATAGTAATTTATCTTTTCTAACTTTAGAATGTTTATTTAATATAATTGAATAACAAGAATTGACATATTGTTCTGTTATCATTTCCCCTCCAATATATCTATTTTATCTAAAAGATTTTTTAATAAAATCTTTCCATATTTTAATTCTTTATAACCAATTTCTATTTTAATATCTTCTAAATTCATAATATTTAAAATAGCTTCAAATCTTTTATTTATTCCATTTAAATAATCAATAGAAAAAATATAGTCAATTGATACTTCATGTCCTGATTTTAATAAACTAATCTCTGATTGGTTTTCTAATATATTAATAGATTTATTTATAATATCTCTATTATTATCAGAGATATCAAGTTTAATATTTATAGTAATTTTTTCTTCTCTACTCATTATTAACTCCTAAACTATTCAAAATTTCTTTATCTATTTCTTTAGCTAAATGATCTGACATAGATTGTATCATTTCCTGTTCTACATCAACTCCTTGAAATGCTTTCAAATCTGCGACAGCATCTAAAGACCAATTAGTTCTAAAACCTTTCCTCTTTGGTCTATTATATAACTTATCTAACCACTCAACTTTTCCAGTACCATTACAAAAACTACATTTATTATTATCTCTAACATCTTTAAAATTAGGATCTGCTCCAGTGCCATTACACTTATTACATTCTTCAAGACAGTCTTCTTCTTTTGTTATACCCTTAATATTTACAGTAGTCATATTTAAAGTTTTTTGCCCCCACAATGTAACACCTCCTGATGGAATTTTAATTGGATTAATACTACTATCATAAATCATTAAAACCCCAATATCCTTTCGTTTGTTAAATTCTTAAACTCATCTTTAGCTAAGAATTTATTTACTATAGACTTACAATAATCTTCATCTAATGACTTCAATAACTCTAATGAAGTCACAACACTATTTGTCTTTGAAGTTTGTTTTTTTGTTATCTTACCACCATTCAAATTTCTAATAGTTATTTCAACATTAGTATTAAATTCATCTATATTACCAGACCTATATAATTCATAACTATTATCCACAAACTTTCTCATCTCTTCTTGAACTCTTGAATATAAGTCTAAAGACTGAAGCATTAAATATACTTTAACATCTTCATGAAATGTTCCTGTTTCTGTACTATAAACTTCAAAAGGTTTAGGAATTGACTTCATATTATGTCTTGAGCATATTTCGTCTAAATGAATTTCAAGTACATCATTAACCTTAAGATCATTTTTATATCTTAAATATAACTCATTTGTTCTTAAATCAATCTTTTTAATAATACCATCATCATATATAAAAAGTCTTCTGCCAATCATTAAACCTTTAAATAGCCCAGAAGAATCATAAGTAATATTTAATTCAATTCCATGACATTCTAAAACATGCTTTCTAAATAACTCATATACTAATACATCTCTAAAATTAGCACCACCTAAAACATGAAAGTCTAAATACCTTCTTCCATATTTTTTTGCTTGATTTAGTAAAGGTATTAATGGCAGAATATAAATTAGACACGGTATATTTGAATCTGAAGATGCATTAGCTACGATACCTCCAGTACCATGATGTTGGAAATCATTAAACATATCATCTTTATGAAGTATGTCAGTGAAAATTCTCCATAACTCAGGAGTTCTGAAGTGATGAATATATATAATTTTATCTCTAACATTTTTAGGAAGTTGTCTAGCGGTATTATATGACCTTAAATTAAAATCATGCACATCATTAAAGTCATGGAAGATTGGGCAATTAGGACCTGGCGGAACATCTAAAATAAAAGCTCTATCATATACATCTACATGATCTACAAGAAATTTATAATACATTTCAAATAGAAGTTTGGTTTCTTCTCTTGTTAATTCTCCAATAGATATTTGGAAACCACCAGAGTCTACATGAAATAATGAATTATCAGCTAGTTTAGTATCTCTACAAATTTTAAAAAGGTTAGCTTCTTGTTCATTATAGTTTGCATACTTTTTCTTTCCTTTAAAATTTTGTCCAAAACTATGTAATCCACCAGTTATAGTATCGCCCAAAAAATTTGAGATATCTTGTCTAGTGAATTGGTTATCAAATCTTCCTTTTTTATTCAATAAAAAACTATTAATAATTGTATATAACGTTTCCATCCCAGCAACTATATATCCAGATCTAAGCATTATTTGCTCCTTCGATAGATTTCATAAATTCAATTTATAATATGTTCTTATACTATTTAAATAGATCTAGGTCAGTTTTATATTTAATTTAATAGTTTCTAAACTTTTATTTGGTTTTAAATTTATAATTATTTCATTTCCAGTAGGTATAACTATTACATCATAATCTAATAATCCCTTTCTATGTTTTAAATTATCTAACATACTAATAACATTATATTCAACAATTTTCATATTCTTATTATCATTAAGTTCAAACGTTAAATCTTTAACACTATTCTCAATTTCTTTTTGAACATAGTTTACTAAATGTCTTACGTTAACATTATCTAAAGCAGAAGGATTTTTATTTTCTTTTCCTACTATATTTTCTATCCAATCTAATTTACCAGTTCCTTTACATTTAGGACAAAAATTTGCAGTGGAGTATTCTTTTAAAATACCTACTCCACTGCAAATTTCACAATGTTTTTCACCTTCATTTAACTCTGCTTTATCTAACTCTTTATCTACTTTCAAAAAACTTTTGAGTATGCCGCTCATAGTACAAGCATCTCCGGATTCTTATCTAACAGTTTATTAAACTCTTCCTTATCAAGCATTACACCATTATCAACTGAAATTTTTAGAATGTTTAATGCGTTGGCCAATGGGAAATATTGCTCATAAATATGAATCCCATCACTATATGCAATAATAGGTCCATCTTCAACATCCATATGATCTTTAATAATTGATAATACATATTCTTTTAATAGTTGAAGGCCGCCTAGATTCTCTGGCATTCCTGCATACAAATCCCATGATCTAAAGAATACAGTCATATATAATTTTTTTTCAGCTACCTTGAATGATACAAGTCTTAAACAAGGAGGATCTTGTAAGAATGTAGTACTTACATCTCCAATAGCAATGGTAGCTTGATTAGTGTTTCCTTTAGCTTTAATTAGAAGTTCAATTACTCTTTCTAATTGTTTAGTAATAAATTCTCCATATGTATATTGCTCGTTCTCAGTCTTTCTATCAGATAATATATATCTTTCAAAATATTCAATTATTTTAGTTTCATCAGTAGAACCTGAAACACCAGGAGGAAGAATTGGGGCTAAAGGTCTATGCCAAGGTTCATTTATTTTAATATGAACATCTGTTAATTGACGTCTAATTTGTCCTTGATATGATCCACCTTTAACAACAAAATCCCATCCATTTTTTATACATAGATTCATAACTTCTCTCCATGCATCGGCAATAGTTCTATCTTCTACATAATTACAATTTTCAATTATCATTTTTTACAACTCCCTCATTATAAATTGTGATTCAAAATGTAATGTAACAATTTTTGCTATATTAGAAATATTTTCTTTTGTTGCATCTTGTTCTATATAAGGTATTTCATTATCATTCAAAAGATTTTTAATATCAATATCTAATTCTCTAGCTTCCATTTCAGTTTGCAATCTTCCTGTTTTTACATAAGCTTTTTTTCTATTAAGGAAAATATTAATATTATTAAATCTATTAAACTCTTGAAGAACGAGATTTTTAAAAATCTCGTTCTTCTCTTTATCATATATAATAGAAAATAAAATAGGACTGTCAGTAAGTATAACATCTACTTGATCTTTAAGTCTCCAAATTCTATGTAGTTGTTTACCAAATACATAAATTTGATTTTCTAATTTTTTATTACTGCCTTCCCATACAACATCTTTAGCATATTCAGTAACAATTTCACAATTGATACCTTTCCATTTTAATTCAGAAAATACTGCCGCAGATGTTGTAGACTTTCCTGTACCAGGTCCAGCAAAGAAGTTAACTACTATCATTTATCATCCTCACTTATTTTAAAACCTAAAGTGGAGCTAGATTTAGTATCTAGCTCCACTCTATTTTCTGTAAACCAAACTGTAGGAGTGGGCATCCCATCCTTTAAATGCTCTTGTTCAACACCAATATCTGTAGCTCCATAAAGATGTTCAGTTTTGGAAATAACTACTCCTGAGAATCCAGTCAATTTACATATAACTTTATCACCTAACTTTATAGTCATTTATGACTCCTATACTAAATGAAGTTTTGGTTTTGTTGGTTCATCATCTCTCATTGCTTCTTGTACACTTGACCCACATTTTGAACATATCATATCTGGAATGGGAATAACTCCTTCTTCCCCATTTGGGCTTACTATTTTAGATACCTTCTTTAAAATATTAGCATGTACCCAATATGGGTTTCCACAACTACATATAACACTAGGTAGATCTGCAGGATTAATATTAAGTTTAATATTTTCCATTTAATTAACCACCTCGTCTCTAACCACTGCAAAAATTTCAGCAAGCATATAACATTTCATAATTTTATCATTTAACATAAATGCTTGCCCGCCATGTTTTGCACAAATAATTGTATCTCCAGGTTTAATAGTTGTAACCTTAGCACCAACTGAAATTACTAACCCATATGTTTGAGGTTCCTTCTCTGCACCATCTGGAAGAATTATTCCACCTGATGATACCGACTCTTTCTTCATTACTTCTGCAACAACCTTATCTTCAATTGCAATAGGTATTCTCATTTTAACGATCCCTCCTGGTATCAAACTTTTTAGATTCTTCTAGCTTTAATCTCTGAATATTCTCTCTTCGTTTCCTTGCTTTCTTTATACTAGGTTTCTCATAAAATACTCTATTTCTTACTTCTTGAATGATACCATCTTTTGAAACTTTTCTTTTGAACCTCTTCATAAGAGTTTCAAAATTTTCTCCTTCTCTTGCTCTGACAATCAAACCATATTCTCCTGCTTCATTGTCTCTTGTGCTATACCTCTGTTTTCTATTGTACACTTGAATCATCACCACCCTCTCGATTTTTAAATTGTATTTTTTACTACTATTCCATCTTCATCTATTACCATAGTTCTAATTCCTAAATCAGTACTTATCCTTACTCCTTGCATAGTTCCACCAGACATATTTTTTGGTAAAGCAACTACTAAATCTGCTTTATATACTATAATATAATTTCTCGAATGTAATAATATAGCTCCTGGGCTACAAGCTTTTGGTGCTGGATGATATTTATAAACAGATTCCGTTGCTTCTTGTTTAGTTTTTTCATCTAAAACCTTATCTGAAATTATCTCAGTGCAATAAGTTTGGGTTTGAAGATTATATTTTCTCCAAGGAACTACTCCAATAGTTTTAAATCCTAAATCTTTTGCCTTCTTAATTGCTATCTCATCTACTCCATCACAACACCCAGAAATAATTTCTGCAGATGTAGAATCAATAGAAATTAAAAAATTTTCTATAAATTTAATTTGCTCTAATGTCGGATTTCTAGTTCCTATAATAGCTATTCTTTTCATATTATATAAATGAATATATGATGTGTTCTCTACTAGTAAATCCAAATTTATATTCTTCACACTTATCAAATACATAACTTGAATTTTTAATTAGTTCATCATGTGTTCTTCCTTCTGGCATTAAGAAAACTCTTTGATGAGGATACTGACCTAGATTTGAACTGAATGAAAGATATGAATCTAACCAGTGTAAATAATCATTTACTAATGCATTATCTTCACATACTAATTTAATAAATACATTATCATGGGTTGACATTAAATCAGTAGTCATTTTTTTAACTTCATTTAATTCTTCTTGAGAGAAAAATTTAGGAGAGAATAAAAATGTTATTTTATTTATATTAGATATTTTTTTACACTCTTCAATTAAATTAAGAAGAGCATATCCATTAGATTCAACATTAGCAATAGGATATCTTAGTTTAGTTAGTAAGTCTAAAGTTGAATTAAAGTTATCTCCAAATGTAGGTTCCCCACCTGTAATCATTAAACCAGCTGACTCTTCATCAATAGTTTTTTGAAGGTCAATTAAATTATAATCAGACTCTAAAGAGATTCTCATCTTAACCATAGTATCACAATATCTACAAACTCTGTTACAGGTTTTAAATCTTGTGATTAACATTCTTCGACCAGTGTCAGGACCTTCTCCTTGCCAACTAGTCATACATTCAATTAGCTTAATAGTATCACTCATTTTTCCCTCCGAATTTCAAAGCTTTCAATTTTAGAAATATCTGGAATTAAATTAGAAGAATAATTTAATCTCCATGTACCATCTAACATCTCTTCTATATGAATAAATTTTTTATCTACATCTATACTTGCTACTTTTGATAATACTAATTCTTTATCAATTCCTTTCAAATATATTGACTTCTTCATCAATCCTCCAATATTTTTAATATGTTCCAATTCTAAATTTTAATATCTAATTAATATTTTACTTTTATCTTTTCAATCCATGTATTAGTTTTTGTAAAATCCTCTCCAAATTTAGAATCTTGTTTCATATATTTATTATACTCACCAACTCTTTCTTCCATTGAAGGTTCATACATCCATACACCACAGATACTTCTACTATTAGACATTTGTATATAAACATCTGGGTGTTTCCACATATGATTATCATAACCTGCCATAATAGCATTAGCAAACCAGGCAATCATAGCTCCTTCATCTTTAGGAATATCAGGATTTTTATTTATTGTTTCCATCCATTCCTTAACCCAAACTTTAACATCAAATTCTTGACTCAGATTCATTTTTGAATTCCATACCTTTCTTTTTCTATTTGAATGAATCCTAAATACAATATCCAACCAGTAACTTTTCTTCCGTCATTCCCACTATATTCATATGGTACAAACCTAAAACCTACCCACATTTTCCAAAATCTTATATTCCACATTTTTGAAATTCTCATATAATCTCCTAAAAAGTAAGTACTTCATTTTTCTTTTTAACTTCCATAATAGGTTCTAATAATAAATTATATCTATCTGTCCATGAAAATGTTAACATTGCTTTTCTATCAGGAATAAAATAATCAGGTAATTTACTTTCTTCATCAGGAACAGCAATAATTTCTAACTTCTTTCCTTTTGCAATAAACTCTTTATTATATCTTTCTACTACATCTTTTGGAGCCTTATCTAAATCTATTGCAGCAATCTTATAAAGATATCCTCTTGATCCCTGTCTGAATATATCATATACTAGATTGTTCCAATTTTGCATTGCTATTACACCTGGAGGAATTCTCTTATAATCTTCTTCATCCTTAGTAAATGAAACTGGTCTTGATATAGTTTTATTTCCAGACATAATTCTAGTTACAAATTCTTTCTCTTTTCCATTTACATATTCATTAATTCTTGATATAGATATCTTTTCAGTCTTTAAAATAATATCTAATAGTTCTCTCAAACATTCCTTAGTATATGATGGGAAGTCTGATCTCTTAATCTCAACACCCATAGCTGTCATTTCATCAGTAGGTTTCTTTTCCTGTTCTATAACATGTAATGCATATCTCTTTTTAGCTAAGAATAATCCACGTCTAATAACTAACTCATTTTTTAATGCTAATCTATTTCTTTTAATATCAACATTTTTCATAGTTACAATTGGAGGAATAATTATCTTATTTAAAAAGGTTTCAATTTCCTCATTCCATTTAGTAACATCTTTTAATATATCTTCTTTAGATTTATTTCTATCAACAACATTATTATAAGTAGCAAATAGTGAATCAGTATCACCAGTAATAATATAAGGAGTCTTTCTTACAACATCACCATACATTTCTTGAACCGTTAATTTTTCAACTGTTTCTTTTATTCCAGTCTTAATTTTTCCTACATAACTATTGCCTTCAAGTATAGCTGCCTTGATTGCTTCTTGACCACTTAATGTAACCGACCTACCACAATCTCTATCGAAGAACCGGAAGGAAGCATTACCTAGGACTCCGTACATCGCGTTTGCGAGGATCTTATATACTTGTTGACGTGTGTTATACAGAAGCCTAGCTGACTCGTCCTTTGCCTGTTTTGCTTCAAACATCTTATTTTTATAAACTTTTCTTGATGATAAAAGTAGGTCAAGAATCTCAGAATAGAATGATAACTCAGAGTCATGATTTTTAAATAAACACCCACTTATAGTTAAAATAGATTTTTCATCTTCTATTCTTTTTATTAAATCTTCTTTTCTTACAACAACTTCTGTCTTAGCGAAAGTAGGATCTAAAATTAAAGGAATTACATCAGGAAGTTTATCTCTATCATAATGGAAATAATATGCATGATCTGTAATTTTCATCTTTGCTAATAATGTATTAATCCCTATATTATAAGTTAGAATTAAACTTGGATATAGAGATGCAAAGTCAAAGTCTACTATCCAATCATTAATACCAACAATAGGAGCTTTAACAAATGCACCCTCAAATTTAGTACTAGAACCATGTTCAGAATTCTTAGCTGCAAATCCTTTTTCTTTTAAATATGAAATTGATAATGAGTCAATTCTTCCAAACGGAGATGCTGATCCTCTGAATGTAGTTTTGCAAATATTCTTCAATTCATTTTGAAGTGCTATATGTTTCTTTCCTTTTAATTCTTTCCCATTACCTTCTTCTAATTCCACACAAATATTAACGTCTCTAATGTTATATTCAATTGCTTCATTAATATCTCTTACATATTTCTTTGCAAATGGTTCTCCAGAGTCTAACTTTTCTTTATTCAACTCTATCTTTGCAATAGTTCCTAATCTATAATTTTCTCTCTTAGTCATTTCAAATTCTTTATATAACATAAGTTGGTCAAGAATTGTTAATCCGCTAACACTTGCATAACCTGACTCACTCTCAATATATGCATCATTTAATGGAGATAAGGTCTGCTGTTGAATTCCTAATTTTTTCATTCTATTGAATAGATATGCTAAATCGAAATTTATTACATTCCATCCAGTTAAAATATCAGGTTGTAAACTTCTCATATCTCTTATAAAGTTATTAACTAATTCATTCTCATTTTTACATACTATAATTTTAGCGTTTTGGCTTTGTTTAATAACTTGAGTTGAATTTTTTATAATCTCTTTATGATCGATTACATAAACTATATATTCTCCATGATAATAATATGATAAAATTACTATTGGATAATTTGCTTCCTCTGCTTCCGGGAACTTATCATCATGAGTATAAACCTCAATATCAAGAAACATTACATTGAAATCTATTACCTTAGCTTCTTCTTTATTTAAAATGAAATAATCCATTGCTCTCTTAACACTTAACTTAATATCACCTTCATATGTTATGGTTGGGTCTAACATTTTCTTTTGACGATATGGAAGTTTAATTCTATTTAGATCATCAAACTTAACAATCTTTCTAGCCTCAATTTCCTTTGGCGCTTGATAACAATAGTAATCATCATTTGTTTTATGATAAACTTTATTATTCTTTTCATCTCTAAACATATACACACATTCATTAGTCTTGCTAATAAAATGAACATCTACCAATCTGAATTTATCTGTATAATATTGCTCAGGTATTTTATAATGCCAAACTCCCTTTTCTTTACTATCAGTATTAGTATTTAATAATACTTCCTTGGCTCCAAAGAACTCAGATACTTTTCTAATATCTTCATCAAACTTCTCTTCAAAAGTTCTATTCCTATTTACAAAAGATGGATGTACTGTAAGCAACACATCAAACTCTTTCCATTTAAAAAACTGCCCACGAATATTAGTTATACCTGCTTTTCCAATTCCAAATGCTGACATCGGACTTGTACCTAATAGAACTACTAATTTAGGCTTACAAGTTTCAATAATATTGAAACAATTAACTTTACATAATTCAATAGTATCTTCATCTGGGTTTCCTGTTGTCCCATCATCTAAAATAGTTTGACATAGAACCGTATTTGTAAGTAGATAGTTTAATTTATCTATTCCATGTTTTTTGAAGTACTTCCTGAAGGTTTGTCCTGCTTTGCCTATTAGAGGGGTTCCTGTTTTTACTTCTTCTTTTCCAGGATTTTCTGCTATGAAAATCACATCTACTTTAGTCAAATCATTTTCACAATTTGTTTCTAGTATACAACTTGGTTGGTCTAATAACTTACATTTTGAACAGTCTGCAATAGAAGATTTTATACTGAACATTGTACCTCCTTACTTATAAGATTTATAATATGTTCTTATAAAAAATATGAGAATCTATAAATTATTAAGGAATTCAAAAGTCTATATATATTTATTACTAAGGGAATAAATTATTTTTATATTCCGGAAATTAATATTGCCCAATACGAGGGTATAAAATATCGTAGATAATTAAAAGGGGGAATTATGGAGCAGATGATTCGTGCAGCATCTAAGCAGTTGGGCGTGGAAGATGTTAATAACTCAGTCCAGATCCAGGAATTCTTCGAACGATCCAAAAAAACAGAAGACGATAAACGTGCAAGAAACTTTCTTTTGACAAGTATCGTCGAATCACAGCTTCAGCAGGGAGACGGACAGTTTTACTCGCTTCTGATGCCGTGGAGTACTTGCACCACCTGCCATGGTCTCGGGCAGAAAGTCGAAATCAAGATGGAGAAGGTTCCTGTTCGTTGTCACTTTTGTGAAGGAACCGGTATCAAAACTGTCATATGCAAATCGTGTCATGGTGATGGCACCAACCCCGACGGAACCAAATGCAAGACGTGCAAAGGAACCGGCAAGTATCGATACTATGGGATCGAAGGACGTGATCAGAAACCCTGCCCCAACTGCACGCCTCGGAAACCTTGCCCTTCATGTAATGGCGAGAAGGGCAAAAAGGACTGCGACCAATGTCATGGTTCGGGCCGGATATATCTTGAAACGAAAGGATCCGGACAAGTCATGGCCATGACTTCGGCGAGAAAGATCAACAAAACATTCTTCTGCGGTCACTGCCACGGTACCGGAAAAGCGAAGGAGCCTACCAATCCTGTGATGTCGGCGGAAAGGGCTAAGGTTATTTCCGATGCAGTCGCTGATTCAACTGCTGTAGCAAAACTCAAGAAGTCAGCGAAGAAGGCTCTTTCACATCAGGAGAAATAAGGATTCCGGCAAGCGAAAGCTTGGGGAGTCCCAGACCACATCGAAAGGTGCTTTAGGGCACGCCTGATGTGATCCTCCTTTTCCCATCCCATGTACTAAGGGGCTCAGCATGGGGGCCGGAATGCAGTTTATAAAGTAACCGGGTCTTTAAGACCGGTTTTTTATTGTATTTTAATCATTTTAAAATGATCTGAAAGATATCTCTGTAATGATTTATCTATACCTTTCGGATCTTTTTTTGTCGATTTAATTTTTTCTTTCTTAGGATCATCAATACCAAATGAACTATATATTTTATTTGAATCATCTGACTTCTCTATTATATCACATAATAAAGAAATATCATCATTTTTTAAAAATGAAATTCTACTTCTTAATTTATCATATAGTTTAGTCTTCCTCTTTGGGTATGATATATAATGTAAAGTATTCTTTTGAATTTTAAAGTCTAAAACACACTTTTTAATAAATTGAAATAACTCTTCTTTTTCGATATATCTTAGACCAATATTATTCATATAAGTATCTAGATAATGATTTAATTTACCATTCTTTACAAATATACCAATAAGATATGTAGCAGTAATTGGAGAATTATATTTTAATAAAACTTCTCTATCTGGTATTGGAGACTTTATATCTCCATCAAATAACCATTTTGAAAATGTCTTATATGGCATTCATTTCTCCTATTATCTTTCTATAAAAGTTATCAATAATATATTGATTTATTAAAGTAGGAACTATCATTTTATTATCTAATACATTCTTTACTTTTTCTATCGCTTCTTCATTATTACTATACAAAAAATCATCTGGCAATAATTCTGGATATGAAAAACTTCTTGGTGCAATAGGAATACATCCATTATAAACTGCATCTAAAACTTGATACCCAAAGGTTTCAGCTGAACTGCTTATAAATAAGCATTTAGATTTAGATAAAAATTTATAATATTGTTCCCAACTATTAAATGAGTTTCTAACTATTTTAGTATTAAAGTGAGATTCAATTATCTCTTCTAACTCTAAATTTACTTTTTGTTTAGTTGGTCTTGATACATTAACTATATCATATTCTTTAGGTTCATTATAATTAGAATAGGTATGTTTAGGCAAACCAGTTACTACTGTATTTCGTTCCCAGTCCCAACCTAAAAATTCTTTGTGATATTTAGTTGCTACAAATACTTTATTAAATAAAATTGAATTTCCAGTTTCTACTTTCCATTTAGATCTTTCATTTTCAGAAAAATAGTCATAAGCATTTTTTGAAGTAGCATGACAAATAGCATAACAATGTTTAGGTTTCTTATGATATAATACATTACTAAATAAACCTGGAAAACTAATGTCATTTAAAAGGAGAATATCATCATGTCTTAACTCCATACTATTATATTTCCATATTTGATAATTTTCAAAATTAATAGATTCTTTAATAGGTGAGAACATTTCTTCTTTAGATTTACTTATTATATTATCTGGGTAATCATCTCCTAAAACCTCTACCTCAAATACACTTGATAGTTGAGAAATAAATTCATGATACCACCATTCTTGATATCTCATTGGAGTTGGGTATTGTGGTACTAATATAAGTCTTCTCATTTTATCTCCTTAACACCCACATTGTCTTTCATCTTTTTCTTTTTTATCTAACCCTTTTAAGTAATATGGTTCACATACCATTATATGATAATTAATAATACTTACAAAAAAATGTTTTTTACAATATTTACATTGAACACAACCGCATTTACAATCTTTAATTTCAGATCCATATTCATGACATTTACATAAACATTGAGCAGGTAGACCATACATAGTTAATTTCCTATTCCTTTTTTCTTCCAACTATAATTTCCATACCAATTTATTCCTATTAAAACTACAGCTTGTAATAACAAAAAATAATGCTTTTTATCAATAGCAAAAAGTATCCAAAACAATTGAGACCATGTTGCTATTCCATAACCAATTCTTTTAGGTATTGAAAGAAAAGCAACAGCTACAAAAGTTAAAATTGTAGCTGTTGCTTCATAACCATTTACTTGAATATCCATTTATTGTATCCTTCAAACAATACATATTTCTTTTCCCATTCCCAAAGTGATTTCTGGGATGGATATACTTTATCTAATAATTCATTTTTACCACCTGGGTTCATTACTTCATGAATATAAGGTGCATTCATATTAGTTGTATAAAATATTATATTCATTCCTTTTCTTGCCATTGATTCCCCTATAGCCCCCATCGCTCTATGATCAGGATGAGATTCATATGTATGGTCAGGAAAATAAAATATAGATTCTGGGCTTAGTATATGGGAAGGAATACTTTTCAAAAAGAATTGAGCTTTAAGTTCTACATGATTCTTTAATGATAATGCTTCCTCTTGTCTTATCCTAGGTACATCAGATGTATAAACAATAATAGGTTTTTTGGTTATCAATATTTCATAACAACCAATTATTTCATCATCTGGGTGCGGAGCAATTATTATATGTTGTTCAGACATTAGTTCTCCTTAATAAATTCAAAAATTTTATTCTTTAAAATTTCTATATTTTTTATTTCATAATCCCAAATAACTAAACATTCATAACCATGTTTATTAAAATAATCTTTTCTTTCATATTCATGTATATATTCTTCTTTACCAGTTATTTCTTTGCTATGCCAATATTGACCAAATACTTCTACTATTTGTTTTCGATTTTTGTCAATAAAGTCAGGATTTTTACTTCCTATCCAAAAGGTATAATCACCAGTAAATTCAAATCTATCTGGAAGAATATTTCTAATAAATTTCTCTAAATTATTTATTTCCTTTTTTCTATTTGTTTCTAGAGATTTATTATGTTTCTCTATTCTACTTTCTTCTTTCCAACTTTCAATAATATTGTTTCTATGTTTTTCTTTAATATCTGGTTTTTTAAATTCTTCTATTTTTCTAATTCTATTTTTTTCTTTATTAATCGGGCATTTATTTATATGATCTGAGCACCAATATGAATTTTTAAATTTATATTTTGCTAATTGTTTACATCCATTAGAGCAAAATATATCATTATTATCTTCTAATAAAATTGGTTTAGTTTTCTTAATACCTTTCATATTAGAACTCATTTTTTCTATTGTTTCTCTACTATGTTTTCTTCCAGTATTAGAATTTTTATTTTTAGATTTTAAAACTGGGCATTGATTTCTTGATTCTTTACAACAATATTTTCCATTTAAAAATTTAAATTTTGCTTCATTCCCACACCCATATGTACATAGCATATTAAAATTTCCTTTATATTTAGATTTTATATATGTTCTAAATATAAAGGAGTATGGATACTTAATGAATTAGATGTGAGGTAATGTATTTATAATATGATATAACTCCATTTTAGCATCCGAATGATTCATGAAATCACCAAATAAACTACTAACAAACATCTTATCAACATAATACAATACAGCCACACCTTCTACAACTCCACGCTTCTTTGAATTGTAATGAGTGCAAATCCTATCAGACATAAAGCCAGTAAAGTTTCTAATCTTCTGAATATTATTAGTAATCATTCCTGCTGCTTCTGCTTCATCAATAACATCATGAACAACTATATCTAGATCTTCCAAACTCCAATCACAAATCAAACCAATATAAAGTGGAAATCCTAGTCTAGTATATTTCCTTACAATGAGTGGTGAATATGATTTATCAATAAGCTTTGTTGCAACTTCTCCATCTTCCATTCCCATTCTTCCCTCACTAATATTCTTTAGAACTTCTTTCTTATCTGCACTCATTTGTTTCTCCTTTAGTGTAAAGATCAATCATCTTGTTATAAGTTACCTCAATTGTTTTTGCTAAATCATTAGAATTCCATGGTCCATTTCTAGCTTGACTTTTTGCAATATCTGCAGCAAAACTTAAAAAATTAAATTTGTATTCATTAGTTATTTCACTCATTCGATTCTCCTTAAAATTAAAAATAGATTTATAATATGTTCTTATATTACTTTTTAGGTTCCAAATCATTTATTATGATACTATTTATACATTCTTCTATTGATTCAAATCCAAATGATATATGACTAACAACCCATGGATCATTCATAACTTTATCATTATTAGATATTAAATACACAGGAATCTTATTTTCATAAGCATATATAATCTCACATATTGTGCCGGCTGTATATTGCTGAACATATGCTACTACTACATCACATTTCTTTATTAACTCTTTATCATCATGTACTAATTTAATATGTTGTGAAAAATCTTTACAATTATCTAAATCAATATTTAAATCAACTTCTTCCATTGGATCTCTAATTATAATTCTATTATCATCTTTTACTAAATGTTTAAACTTCCTTCTATATTGAGTTGCTGATGTAGTACCGGCTAGATAGATTTGAATTTTATCTTTCTTTGTATTATCTATCTCTTTAATATTAACTCCAGGATGCTCTTTTGACATAAATGTTTTATCTTCATGTAACATAACTGGTTTATTTTTAGCCACAAAATTTGTTCCAGTTAAAATTCTATCATCGAGTTCATTATGAGTATCACAATAATTTAGAAGTGTAAAACACCCCCAAGCAGCATGGGCTAAGTGATTCTTCCCACTCTCTGGATCATTATTTTCTCCTTCCCAAAATGAATTTAAATGCCTTTGTAAAGCTCCATAAATTCTACTCCATTTAATTCCTTTTCTCCAGTTATGATCTTCATACTTCTTAGCGCCGAATGTATAAATCTCAACTAACTGTCTTAATGAATCTGCAGGAACTAAATCATATCTTAGCTTATCCTGGTCAAATTTAACTCCCTCTTTCAATTTTTCTTCAGCCATTTCACAATATCCTCCTTGTATTCAATTACATCTTCACATGGTTTTTCAAATCCTAACATCTTTGCTATTCTCTCTACTGACTCTTTTGATATTGCTGTTGCTAAATAATTATCAGGTATTATAGTTACTGGCATATATGGAGCATATATCAATCCACTTTGCATTCTCTTGCCAGTAATTTTTTCAGTCCAAGTTAATTTACCTGTATTAAGACATCTACTACAAAACCATTTAGTTGTCTTTACTCCATTTTCAAATTCTTTTAAACCACCACATTCATCACAAAGAATTTCACCTTCTTCTAGTTCCATCATATCATTTAAAACATGCTAAAAGGATTATGCTTATAAGTCGTTGTAGTTCCTGCCCATTCAGCTTTAATTGGTCTCTTCCCTGTAATAGATTCAACCCAATCAAGCTTTTTAAAACCTAAACATTTAGGACAAGTAGATTCATATCCAGTACGGAAATCTACTATATAACCAAAACCTTCACACTTACTACAATTAAATAATTCTTCATTTACTATCTTTATATCAGGAGAACCTTCAACCATTTAATTCATCTTCCTTATTTTCAAATTTTGGTTTCATAAAATTAGCTACACTATATGGTTTATCCATAGGTTGAACAGATACTATTTGATTTGCAACTAAATTAGGAAACATTACTCTAGTTAATGGTAATGTAAAATTCGCAAATTTATTTTTAGATACACCACATATAACTTCAGTCCAAGTTAATTTTTTTTCACCCATACAATGAGTGCAAAAATTCCAAATCTTCATTACCTCATTATTATCTAATAACCCAGTACCTTTACAAACTGGGCATATTATTTCACCTTCTTGTAATACATGTTTATCTTTAATATTATAATTCATATTTTCTTACTTTAATACCACTCTCTTTTACAAGATATTCAGTTTGACAATCATAGTATGTTAAGTCAGTACATACAACTTCAATTATTCCTGCGTTAATAATTTCAATCATACAATCTTTACAACAAACTACTGTATCCAAATATAATGTTGCTCCTTTAATTGATATCCCATGCCTTGCTGCATTTACAAGTGCATTTCGCTCTGCATGCCCAGCAATACATATATCTAATCCTTGTCCTGATTTATATCCTAATATATATCTAGGACATTTACTAAAATCTATATCTCCATGTGTAACACCTCTCATTATTTCATCCCATTTTTTCATTAAATATTTATCTTTAGCCCATCTTTCATCACAAGGAGGAACTCCACGTGGCGGGCCATTATATCCGGTTGAAATAATAGATTTATCTAAAACAATAATTGAACCTATTTTTCTACTTAAACATTTGCTATTGGTTGATACAGTTTTACACAGATCCAAATAATATTTATCCCAGTTCATTTTATTCTCCTAACATGTTCCAATTTGACCAGAATCATAAATGTTAATATGGTCTTCTTCATCTAGTATTAGATTGTATTCATGCCCGCCAACTTCAGTATCTATCTTAACCTTATAAACTTTATGGTGATCCATTAATTGTATTAGCAATTCAGTAAATAAAGCATTTGCTAATGCATCTTCCATTGATTCATCCATTATTTAAATTCTCCGTATCCAGAATATATTTCATCTTTTTTAATCTTATAATCTTTCTCTAATAATTGATATATGAGATCTTTCTGCATACCTAGTAATGGAGCATAAACTTTTATTGGTTTAACTCCAGCTATTTCTAAAACCTTATTCATTCTACCAATATATTCTTGATAGCAATCTGGAAATAAATGTTCATAATCTTCCCAATTAGCTCCAAACCAAATCTCTTGAATATTCATTGATTCTGCAATACCATAAGCTAGAGAAATGAATATTGAATTTCTTCCTGGTACATTATGAATGTCAACTCCTTCATACATACCTTTTTCTCCAGATCCAGTTAATGCACTATTAACACTAAAACCAGAAATTTTTATAGTCATATTTTCAATCTTATTTTCATCCAAATATTTTTTCGCAACATCTAATTCCTTTATATGTAACTGACCATAATTAATCATTAATGCTATAGGATTTCTGCCAGCTCTTTGTGCCATTTTCAATAGTATAGTAGAATCAGCTCCACCAGAATATAGAATTACTAGATCTTTTTTGGTATTCATAAAACTCTCCTTTAGGTTTAAATTTATAATATGTTCCTAAAAATAAATTTAGATTCCTACTTTTTGGGATTAAAAAGATTACTATATATATTATTTAATAAGAAGGATAGAATTTATTTTATTTTTATAGAAAGGGAAAACCAATGTGAGAAAAGGTAGTAGAAGTGAATCAGAAGAACTTCAAGATTTTACACTTTATTGTTTAGGAATAGGACTAATATCATTATTCGTAGCATCATTTGGAATCGTATTGCCAAAGCAAAAAACTATAATTAAAACAGTAAAAATTGTAACTGATAATATGCCAGATCTATAAAAATGTTAAAACACTCAGGGATATTTTTTATCCCTGAGTGTTTTTTATTGTAAATCTTTCCGGCCTAAATCTAAATAAATCATTAATGTTAACTTCCATACAAGGAATCCCTATAGTTGATAAACTATATAATGATATGAATCCACCATTTATTTTATTGCTAGATAAATCTAAATTAGGTATTCCTTTTCTTCTTTTAGATTCTAAGGTATAATTTCTAAGTAGATTAGATTCAATTAGTTTGGATCTTAATAATATTCTAATATTATCTATATCCATTTTTCTTCTTAAATTACATATAATATGAAAGCTAGTTTTTCCTGTAAATCTAATTGATGCTGATTCTATAAAATCAATTTTACCTTTTTTAATAAAATAATAAACATCATGAGCAGCATCCTTAGCTAAATCTAAATTGTCTACATCTATATCTATAATACCAAAATCTTCAGATCTATTCATTACCCCATGAACTGATAAAGTTCTTCCAGTCATTACTTCTTCAAAATTAGATGTATTAATAAAAAATAATCTTTTGTCTTTTCCTTTTCTTCTTATAACTGTATGATTTAAATCAGTTGCAATATCAAAGAATACAGTTCTATTATTAAGATATCTTATTAATTTATATTTAACTTTTTGATAGTAATTCCAAACATCTAATTCGTTCAACCCATCTGGATAAAATATATTTTTAACTATTATAGTATTTGGATTTTTAGGATATGACATATTTATTTGGATACATTTTTATATAGATTTAACTCCCTATTTATTTTATCAACTTCTTCTTGTAATTTATTAATTTCTGAAACAAAACCATTATATAAAAATAAAATATCATTAATTGGCATATCACCAGAATTAGCTGGGTTTCTTAATTTAAATTCATTTATTGAATATCTAATTGCATCTATTCTTTTTTTATTTACTGATAAAAATGTATTCATTTTATTCCTCCGATTAAGTTTTCATATCTACTATTAAAAAGCTATATCCATGTTCTATTATATTTATTGTTTTACTTTTATTTATATTTCTAAGTATTTTATTAATATAGTCTGATGACATATCTAAAATTTTATGATGCTCGTTTGACCTTTCTCCTATTTTATTACAATGGTCTCGATATCTTTTTTCATTTGGCAAATATAATATTAAATATCCTCCTGGTTTAATAACTCTAATCCATTCTATTAATATTTCTTCAGTATTTTCAAAATCTTCTAATAAATGTGAACTATAAATAAAATCTATAGTATTATCATTAAACCAATTTAATTTTCTAGCATCTCCATATATATGTTGAATGTTATTTCCTACATTAGTATATTTCTTATTTAGATCTATATTAATAGCCCATGGAACTATTGAATCACCACCAAAACCTAAATCTAATCCGATAGTTTCAGGTTTTAAAAATTTAACAACATTGTATCTAATTTTTGAAGTTTCACTTATTTGCATTTTCTAAAACCTTTCTGAATTTAGTAATAAATTCATTAATATCTATATTCTCATAACACTGGCTGTATCCTCCCTTTGAATTTTTACATGGTGTATTCATATGACTAAAACATGGAGAACATTCCTTCTTACAATTTACCCAGTCTGAATTTTTATATAATGATAAACGTATCTCTCCTGGGAATGGTCCATAAACACCCATACATGGAACATCTAATGAAGCAGCTATATGCATCATTGCACTATCAGTACCTACTACTATTTTAGCTAATGAACATAATGCAACTCCATAATCTAATTCTAATGAATAAGGAGAAAAGTTAAATATATCTTTATTTATATATTTTTGGTCTACCTTTTCTAAAAATTTATTAACCATATCTGAGTTATGAGGTGCATCTGTTATAATTATTTTATTTCCATCCTTCAATAATTCATTTACTATTTTTAACCATACATCTGGGCTTGGAGTTCTTATAGGTGAACTAGCTTTAAGTTGTAGTAATATAAAATCCTTACCTTTAAATCCTAGTTCTTCTATTTTATTTTGAACTTCATTTAACGTTTCTTTTTTTGGTTCTTGTTTTGGTTGCAATAAATCATTTGATAAATCTAAACCCATCCATTTACTAAATAAATTATATGCATTTTCAGTCTCTGATTGTTTTGTTCTTTCTATTACACCTTCAAAAATTACATGATAATCAGATTGTATTAATTTCTGAAACCCGAACGGAAGGTCTAAAACTTCATCAATGAATGCCCATGCTTTAACCATAGATTGATATTGAGGACCACATGCAAACTTAATTTTACATGTAGGATATTTTTGTTTTAAATATATAAGATTTGGTTGGATAAAAAGAAGATCTCCAATACCTCCGGTTCTCCAAACTAAAAGTGTTTTATTAGTAAGGTCTTGACCTTGATATTGTTTATATAATGAATTAAATTTAATGGATGCAGGCTTTAAAATTTTATCTTTTAAGTTTCTAGGGTCAAGGTGTAATTGTTCAAACATTCCTAAACCCATTACATATTTACCTTTTTTCTTTAGCCTTTGTTTTTTAGATCTATTTTGTGTAAACTCTACATCTCTAGTAGATTCAGCTATAATTATATTATGTGGATGCTTTTTTAGTTCATCAATATTATTTACAATTCTTAAACTATTAACCTTATCTATTCCTAATTTAGATAAATCATAGTCAGATGTTTTTTGTTGTTTAATTCCTGTCTTTCTATTAGTACTTTGTAAAAAATTCATTACAGATTCCTCCATTCGATTTAAAAATTTATATTCTTAAAAACCAAGTTTACTTATTTTAGATGATATTCTTGAAATTTCCCAATCTATTAATTTTAATTTTTGTTGCTCATTAGCTAATAATACTCCAGTATATAATGGAATCTTAGACTCCAGTTCCATCTTCTTCTGATGTAAATAATTTAAGTAACATTGATGGTTACATTTAAAAATCATTTTCTTATGTAAAATTTGATTTACAGGGTCTTTTAAATCAGCATCGCTCATTAAATTTGAACAATATTTTTCATAACATATCTTCATTGCCATATTTTTATTAGTCACTTCACCGCCAGCTACAGATGATGTTGTGTGTCTTACTGCTCCTGCTAATCCATTTCTAGTATTACGATTAATACTAGAATTCATTTGAACTTGTTCTAAATATGTATTTAAGAATGTTTTTTTCATAAATTAAGTATGCCTCCAAATATCTTGTGCAGCTTGCTTTCTTATTTTTTCTTTTTTTCTTTCTAATATAAAATTAGTAAAATAATTATTTATTTCATCCTTCTTGCTACCACATCTTAAACAAACTTTTTTATGAAATTCTTTTTTGTAGTTACCTTTTGGTAATTTTTCATTTAATGTTGTACTAATATTTCTTAGTATTTCTTCTTCATTTAATGTTTTAATTTTTTCCCAATCATGTCTCCATAAGAAACATATAATATTCATTATTCAAGTACTCCCCTATTCAAAATATTAATGGATGTTTAAAGTATAATCTTTTACCTTCATTATTGTTCCATCTTTAATACTATTTTTTAAAAGATCTAAAATCTTTAAACTACCGTTAAAATTACAAACTAAATATTGTTTGTTTTCAATATCATCTTTAGAAACAACTATACCATATCCATCTTTTATTAAATATGACAATGATGTTTTAAAACAAGAAATTGTATGATATATTAATTCTTGTTCATCATCTGAATACATTGTCATGTTTAAATACCTCAATTTATATTTTGTTCTATATTTGTATATTCCTAACTATTTATCATATTTTAATCTATTATAAATCTCAATAATAATTGGAATATAAAAAAATATTGAGATGTAAGCTAGAACTTTATATATAAAACCTTTTTTAATATATCTAAATATAAAACCATCTGTTTGATTACTATATGTGAAAACTACTACACTTAAAAATAGAGACATTAAATAAATCCCTAATAGAGGATTTCCTTGTGATATTAATTCTTTCATTTATTTATCCTCCATGTAAAAAATGAGGATAACAAAATTATTACCTTTGTTATCCTCATAAAAAGTTAGAGTAAATCTAAAATATTACTTACATCCCATTGGGATACACCTTCCTGCTGTAGCAACACATTTTCTTCTTGCAACAGGGTCAGTATTAAATTTTGATAAACACTTTGCCATTATTTGACCAGCACCAGCAGCAGCATTAGAATTAGCAATTGTCTGTTCTTCAATAGTTTCCTCTTTAATTGCACTACATTCTTTTTTTATTTGCATACATTCTTTAAAGATACTCTTTTTAATCATTAAATCAATAGATTCCCCAATAGGTCCAATAGGACCACCTGCTGTATCCTCTTCGTCAGATTCTTTATCATCTTTACCCCAATCAGAATTTCTTTCAGATGATTTTAATTCATCAGGATCTAAAGGATTATCTTTTGAATTTCCCATAATTCCAGATGGTTTATCCAAATCTTTTGAATCCTTATTTTTAGTAAGTTCTAAATCTACATTATCATCATCTTCTTCATCATGAAGAAATATCTTCTTCTCTAATACTTGCTCAAATAAATATATATCTTTTAAATTCATAATTATGTCTCCTTAACAATTAGCAAGACAATTTTGTCTTGCAGATGGATCTGGATTTTTCAGACAATTTTGTTTGCATTTATTCTTCTTAATTTTCTTCCATAAAGCTGCTGCACCTAAAGCTGCTACGCCTACCCCAACTTTAGTTCCAGTACTTAATTTACCAATTTTACCTTTAGAAGTATTAATCATAGCTTTAGTTTTATCAACAATACCACTGTTAGGGTCTTGACCAGGTTTTAACATTCCTGTAGATTTTAATCTTTTAATATTATCGCGGTTAACTTTTCCTAATGAAATTTCTTTATCTGCTCTTGTTAATTCAGTAACAATTTTATAAGATTTTTTTATTATACTATCTGATGATTCCTTTAATATTTTATCATAATTCATATTTTATAATCCTCCAAATAAATGGTAATATTTTTTATTTGTTCTGGATATCTGCAAGTGTCTTAATTAACAAACCATTAGCAACAGCAGTCATCGGGTTCTTTGCTCTACGAATTTCTTTAATTTCAAATGGTAGATTATTCTTAGTTAAGTTATCTCTCAACATTTCGATGAATCCGGTTGGCATCGAAGTTCCTCCTGAGACAACAATAGGAAGTTTTTCATCAACTTCAATATCTACTTTATCACTAAATTCTTTAATAAGTTTTTTAACTGTATAATCAATTAATGATTCATAGTAGTAACATAGGGCTTCAACTACTCTTGCTTTCTTTTTATCTTTAACTCCAATTGGGCCTTCAGTAAGATTCAATTCTTTCTCTTTAGTTGAAGTTACTCTATTTTGAACTATACCTAAATTCTGTGCAACATTTTCATCAATCCAATCACCTGATCTTGCAGTTGAGAATTTTAATACTTCAACTCCTTTATACATAACACAACAATTAACCATACCAGCTCCGAATGAAAGACCTACACCAGAAAATCCTTCATTCTTACACTCTGAATATATAATAGCAGCTGCTTCATTAATAGGAGTATGATTTACTCCCAAGCTATTTAAGATCTTTCCAAATACTCTTGTATGATATGTAATAGATCTATTTTCATCAATAGCTTCTGCTGGAATTGAATATGAACAATATACTTCCTTATCTTTCGTATCACCTATAAGGTCTTTTATAATAAGAGTAAGAACATCCATTGCTGAAATTTCATCTGATGAAATCAATCCCTTTTTCATTGGCCTTGAAATTTGATGACCGAATATATTAGCCATCTTAAATGCATCTTCTCCGATTACAAATAGTTTTCCATCATCTCCTTTAACATATGAAATATTAGATAATTCATTAACTGAAATTTCATCTTGGTCTAATGGAAGGAATACATTCCTAGTTAGTTTTACATCATTAGAATCTGATCTGGCGCAAACAATATTCATTGTACCACAATCAAGTCCTATAGACACAATCTTATTTTTCTTCTTTTCGATTTTCACATCTTTCACAAGTTCGTCTGATATCATGTCCGTCATTTTTACTTACCTCCAAATAGATTATATATTTATTATGTTCTATTAATTTTATTTAAAATCTTACAATTTAGCCCATTCTTTTAATTTTTCATCGTCTGGGAAAGCTTCTAGATATTGATTAATGCTTCCCTTACTTTTTGATCGCCATTGATTGTTAGTATCAAACAACTTCTTTATTTCTCTTTTATTTCCTTCTAATAATATTTTTCCATTATCACCAATAGATTCAGCAAATATTTCAAATCCATATTTACATTGTTTTCCTGACCAAGTTCTTTCTTTCTTTTCTTCTTTGATTATATCTATAAAAATATTATTCCATAAATTTATCATTTTATTTATATCATATAATTCTAATGCTCTATCTTTTAATATCTTTGTTTTATCCACTGGATTTAAAAATATATCATTTATATTGTTAATATAATCTTTTATATTATTGCTTACTCTACCATAACCTTCAACAATATATTTCTCAGATGGGTTATTTAAAACTACAGGTTCAACCCCACAAGCCATTGTTTCGCCTAAAACTTGTTCACATGTTCCAAAATGTTTTTCGTTTAATGGATATCCAAACACATCAAATGTAGTTATTATATCTTCTATATTATTATTAATAAAACCTTTAAATTCAAATATTTCATCTATCCCATGAATTGCTATTCTATTTTTAATTTTTTCTTCATCACCACCAGTACCACAAATAATAAATTTTACATTTGGAATTTTTTGATGTATTCCTTTACATATATCTACAAATTTTGGGTGTAATTTTGAATAATCTAAAGTACCAATATAACCAACCACAAATTTAGATTTATCTAAAACTTTTTCTTTATGTATATATTTCTCTATTCCTCCTGTAGTCCAAATAAAATTTTCTCCGCTTACTGGAGATGAAAATAAAAATTTATCAGGATAATTAATCAAATCTTTTGTAAAATTATAAGGAGAATATAAGCCAGAAATATGTGACCATATACATAACCTATTTGCAGGCATCTTTGAATTTATAAGAAATTCAAATAGGTATGGATGATTCCAAAAATGAATAATAACTATATCTGCTTTACTAACTAATATATTTATATCATCATATTTATTTCTCATATTTTTATATTTAATATTATAATCATTATCATAATAATTATGATTTAATAATAATATTGTATGTTCATTTTCAAAATCTTTTTTAATCCAATTTTTTAGTACAGTCCCAACCCCACCTCCAATATGTACAGCTATATGTAATATTTTCATTTTATTATTTCTGGTAATTTCCAGTTATCCTTTAAAAATTTATTTTTATCTGTATGTCTTCCTGGTTGAAAGTAATTTCCAAATACAAACCAATTTGGTTTAAATAATATAGTTTTTGGATTTAATCCTTTATAAATTTTCTGAGCAAATCTTCCGTCACCAGCTCCATCTAAATTATCAAAAGTATGTTGTTTAAATATTCTTCCTTTAATAAAAAATTCTCCGAGACCTATATGACATGGTTTGACCTGTGATATATCTTTCATTATAATTGGATGTACTGGATGTGGTGCACCACCATCATTTGGTATTTTATCCCCACGATAATTTGAGAGATATACTATATTTATTTCAGGATCTAATTTTCTTAATTCTGAAAAAATACCATCTTCCCACATATCATCATCACCACAAAATCCATAAAAATCTTCGTCAATAATTTCATTTCCCTTAAGAAAGTGATTAAATTTTTCATAACATTGTTGCCCTTTTTGTAACGGTGGGCATAAAAAAGGTTTAACCCATTCTAACGTATTATCTTTAAACGGTTCTATATCAACTTCATCACATATAGGATGCCATATAATATGTTTTGGTGTATAATAATGAATAAGTGTTTTATAAAGATATTTTCTATAATAAGGTGTTAGTATATGTATATTCATAATATTTCTCCTTGGTAGTTTAATTTTTTTAATTTATCATTCATAGTTTCTATATGAGCAAAAGAAGTTATCATAATTTTTGGAATATTACAATCTTTAATAAAATCTGAAGGTAGTACTTCCATACTATCAATTCTCATTCTCTGCTTTTGTTTTGTATCATCAAACAACTTAACATTAAATTTATTTAATGGTGTATTATTCCATAAATAATTAAACTCTCTACTTACTCCATAAATACCTAAAATACCATTAATTTTAATATTATTTATTTCTTTTCTTCTTTTTATTAATTGTTTATAACTTTCATCTATATAGTCTAAAACACTTTTATTTTGATCTTCCATTTTATAATATATAGTAGTTGGTTTTTTAATAAATTTCATTGTAAGATTTGGAAGCTTTCCAGATTTACTAATTAAATTTGGAAATGTAGTTTTATATTCTAACATTGTAAACCCATTATTATATGCTATTTGTTTAAGTTGAGATGGGCCAAAATGTTGTATGTGTTCTCTCATAAGAAAAAAATAAAAATCAAAAAAACTATTTTTATAATATTTGCTAGCATCTGGAACACTAATACATAAAATACCATTATCTTTAATAACTCTTCTTGCTTCTAAAAAGAATATATTTGGATCTATTAAATGTTCTACAACTTGATCTGCTACAACAATATCAAAAGTATTATTCTGAAATGGAATCTGTTCTGCAGTACCTTGTGTTATATTTATTAATTTGTTTTTAGCAATATCTATAAATCGTTGTGATGGATCTATTCCGTATAAATTATCACATAACCCATTCAATGACCAAAGAAATCCTCCCATAGCACAACCTACATCTAAAATTTTACTTTCCTTTTTAACATCATTTATAATAGTTTTATATAATTCGCCATATCTATTTAATGAATCTATACTATTATTTCCTGGTATATCTCCAGTCTTATTTGGGGAAGTAATATTACATTGGCTATATTCATCTAAATAATAATCATTCAATCCTTTAACTTGTTCATCAGTTAAATAATTAAATATGTGCCCACAATTATTGCACGATACAACTGTAACTGTATCATATAAATGAGAATAATCGAAACCTCCGCAATTTAAATTTAATATTACTTTGTAATCATTTGAACCGCATATTACACAATCCATATAATTTCTCCTTACTAATTTTTAAAAAAGAAACAGATAGAATAATAAATTTTAATACTTTTCAAAATATTATTTGCCATTAAATCATCAATAAATTTATACATTATTGTTGTTGCAGGAACACCATCATTTATAAGTTCTCCATTTTGAAAGTCTTTTCTTTGAGTTCCATAATCTTCAATTACATAACATTTTTTTGTTTTTTCATATAATAAATTAAATGTTTTTTTTATGTCGCTACTATAATGAGATCCATCATCTATAACAATATCAGGATAACCATATTTTGTTATTATTGATTCTATAAATTCTTTATCACATGCATTTCCTATTTCGACAAAAATTCTTTCTTCTTCAAATTTAAATTCTGGTATAATATCTATCCCAATTATCAATGCATTTTGAAAATAATCTCTAAATCCTCTTAAGCTTCCGCCTCCAAGAACTCCTATTTCAAATACTAATTTTATGTTTTCTTTTTCTAAACTTAAAAAAGCATCCTCGTAAACTCCATGATAATCTCTTTCTTTATTTGTTTCTAGATATTTTCCAAATATATTATTCATTTATAATTTACCTAAAATATTTTCAGCATGATCATCTAAATCAACTGGCATTCCAGCAACTAATTGATTACAATCATAACATACAGGATGATTCTTTCTCTCCTTATTTAACATTATTTTTCTTAAATTCCAAAATGTTTTATCTTCCCATAAACTCTTTAAGCTTTCATTTTTTGCATCACCTATTACTAATTTCTTATTCCAATCTAAGAAACAAGCAGAAGCATCACCATCAGCATGAATAAAGAAACTATAGAAAACATAAGGACATGTCGTTACTTCTTTTAGTTCTTGTCCATATATACCAACATTTTGATTAACGTTTTCTACCTTAACATCTCTCCAACAATTCATAGTGTGTTCAATATCACAACCATCTGTAATCAAACTAAATATATCATTGAATGTTTTCTTCTCTTCGTCTGTTAGATAATCACCTGCAATTTTAGCAAATATAATTTGGTTTTCTTTTTTAGCTTCAAATAGATTTTTAACATTAAAACAAATCTCTTTAAATGTTATATTTTTATTATTAGTGAACTTCTGATAGTTCTCTGTATTCATTGCTTCTATAGATATATTAATTCTATCTATACCAGAATCTATAAGTTCTTTAATTAATTCTGTGGAAAGTCTTGAAGCATTAGTAGTGGTATCAACTTCTAATACTTTCTTACTTGCTTTAGCATACTTAACCATTTCACAAAAATTTGGATTAAGCAATGGTTCACCGAAACCATAAAGTCTAATAGTCTTAACTGGTGATTCAAATTCTTCTAAATCATCAATAAGTTTTTTAAATAAACTCATACTCATTATAGAAGGACTTTTAATATTTTTATTCATACAAAATCCACATTTAAAATTACATGCACTCGACGGATCAATAAATATACAGTAAGGAGTCTTTAATGGAATTTCAGATTTTAAATCAGTTCTTTTATTTAGTTGAATTCTTTTCATCTTGGACAAATCCTCTTTAATACCTCTCTATAAATTTTTCCTTCTTCATGTATAGTTCTTGGCGGGATAACTGAGTGTGATGTAGAACATTGAATATGTGAAATATGGTCTGAGTTAATTCTTGCAACTTTTCTTTTTTTATAACGCATAATTTCTAATAAAAGATCATCGCCATAAAAATATTTTAATTCTTTAGGAATATCAACCCAATCTTCTGTTCTTCCAAATTGAAACCACCCAGTCATACATGATCTTGGATTTACTGGAAATATATATGAAGTTTCTTTATTTGATTCTAATGAAATATAAACATTAAGAGGTTGATAAATAGCTGTCTCTATTTGAAGTAACCCTATATCTGAATCCTTTTCCATTATCTCAAAACAGCTATTTATTATGTTTGATCTACATGCAACATCATCATTTATTAATAAATAATATTTTGTCTCACATATTTTCATTCCGGAATTATATGATGCCCCTTGATTTCCAGGTTGTTTTAAAATAACAAATTTTTCAGTAGGAGAAAAAAATTTATCAAAACTCTTATCTTCAGTATTATCTATAATAACTATTTTTCTTATAAAATCATTAGAATTTAATTGTTCTAAAGTATATTTAAATACATCAAGAGGACACCTTAACATAGTTGGTATTACCACAGTAATATAATCTTTATTATCTTGAGCTATAATTTCTTCTTCAATATTATCCTTAACTTCAATTGGGTCTTCAATAAAATCTAAAGCTTTATCCCCACCATGATGCCCCATAGTTGAGAAGCTACCTATATGTTGAATTACCGATGGTCTGGTTACTATTATTTTTTTTCTTTTAGCTCTAGTTCTTCCATTAGATGTAGTATCCCAACTAGTTTTAGTATTAAATGATGGGACTATAATATCGTAATATGTATTTATATTATATACCATATTAATACCACCACAACTTCCTTTAACATAATAATCTTCATGAGTTTCTCTTATAGGGTGATTTGCTAATGTATTAAAACCAGTTACTATATCTTCTGGAAATCTATTATGTAAATCTAAAACTCTATTTAACCATTCTTTTCTTAAAATGCAATCAGGATCTAAATTTATTAAAGTTTTACATCCTTCACTTATTAAATAATCCATTGCAGCTTTTAAAGTAATCCATATTTGTGAATTTAATTTAGTTTTTAATATTATAGTTTTTTCAGGATATACTGCTTTAACTCTTTCTAAAATTGGTTTAACATTTTCAGTACTACAATCATCAACAATACAAATAATATCTACTTTGGAAAGATCTGAGTTTAAAAGAGAATCAACAAAAGTTCTTAAATAGTCTATTCTATTATATGTTGTAATTGCTAACCCAACTTTTCCCATTCATAGTTCCTCACTTTTTATTTATTCTTTTTACTCAATTTACTTAATGCATCAACTGCACTAGTATCAGTCTTTTCATTTTCTAATATTTTAGAGCCAGAAACTTTTAATTTCAAATCTGATGTATTAACTGATGGGATAAAGGTATCTTCATTATCTTTACTTTTTATTATGTTCTTTCCATTTTCTGTTGAGGTAATTTGTTGAATAATTACTGGATCTTTTTCAGATATCTTTTTAATTAATTCTTCTAACCTATCTAATTTTTCTGAAATATTTGGGTCTGTTTTATATATTAAATTTGTTTTAGGTTCATTATAATATTGATTTATTTCTTCTGGTTTATTTGGTTCTTCTTTTCTTGATATTACTCGTTTAACAGGCCTAGGTTGCTCTGTATCAGATATAAACTTATATTTAGAAATTCCTTTAGCTCTAAGATATCTTACTACATCATTTAATTTTACTAAAGGAATGTTTACTTGACATGGACTTTTATATTCTTTTCCATTAATAATTAAAGTATAACCAAGATCATCTATTATTAGTTTTATCATTCCTTCTTTCCTTTTAAAAATTAGTTTATTTAAAAAGTTCCATATAGGTTGTAATACATTATTCACATTATTATCCTTTTTTTATTTTAGTTCACATTTTTAAAAGAAGGTACCAAAAAAAAAGGGTTTCCCCTAATGTTTGTAATATTGACATGTTTTTAAACAAGATATTCCTTTCCAAGGAAGACCACATTTAAATCCATTACGTAAACAAATTTTACACATAATTATCTCCTTTATTACTAAATAATATATATAGTATAAAGGAGATATAATTAAACTATCCATGCTCTTGTATTATAATCTATAACTAATCTACTACCATCATATCTATCTGCTATAATTCTTTTTGTTACTAATTCATCATAATAATCATTTTCTAAAAAACTTATAACATCACTCTTTAAAACATTTCCTTCAAAATAATCGTCTGATACAATATAACATTTGATATCTTCAAATAATTTAAATTTATTTGAATATGGAAGTTGAACCTTAATTACCAAAATTAATCACCACCTTCTTTTTAAATATAGATTTATATTTTGTTCTAAATTACTATATATATTATTTACTAAGGAGGATAATAACTATGTCAGATATTATGGAAGCTTTAAAAGGATCAAATTGGTTTGAAGTAATTATTATGATTATATCAGTTACCTTTGTAGTTTACCAATGCTTCAATTTCTTTAACTGGGTTATAGACTCATTCAAGAATTATAGACGAGATATGGAAAATGAAAAATGTAGAAGGAAGTATGGGCTTAAGTAAAGCCCTTTTTTATTTTTCATTAATTAATTTTGCTATTTTTACATTTAATTCTCTTTTCTCTTGCTTTAATAATTTCCATTTAATCCAGAATTCTTTAGTATCTTTTAAAGCATAAAAGTTAGGTTTCATTTTAGTTATTTCTTGTTCTACAAAAATAAGTCTCTTTTTTATTTTAATAATACTATTATTCATATAATATCTCCTTTTTAAATTTGTTCTATATAGTATTTTTATTTACTATATATATTATTTACTAAGGAGGATTTAATATGAAAAAAATTATATTAATATTTATGGTATTAATAACAATATCAGCATGTGTAGGAGGACAATCAGTAAAAATTAAAATCGTTGATATGAAAAATGTAAACGATCCTGACTGTGGATGTATAGCAGGAAATAGCTCTTGCTATTACTCTTACACAAATTTGGTTACAATCGTACAAGACAATGAAGGAAGATCTGATAAATGGTGTGGATATTTTGGCCCAGTTGGATATGAATTTTCAGGATTCTATCGAAGAACAATAGGAAAACAATTACACATGAAATGAAGGGAGAAATGTATTGCTTATAAGAGATGCACTGATGTTGTTGAAGGAAGCAAATACTGAGTTAAAAGCTCATGAGGCTGATTATCATCATACAACAAGAAAAGGTTTAATTGATGAAATAGATAAGCTTCTATTTGACTTTAAAACTTGTGCTTCAGTAATAGTGAAGAAGGATCGTGGGTAGATCCTTCTTCTTTTTTATCTTATTATTTTATTATAACGAAAGGATATTATAATGGAAATAGCATCTAAATTCGGAATCGAATTAACTTATCAAACTACAAAAGCTTTATTTACAAAATTTAAAAAAGAAATATTAAAAAAATATGATATAAATTATATAGAATATAACTTATCAAGCGGAAATTTATTTAGAGAGATATGTGAATTAGAAAAAATTAAAGTATATCATGTAAGTGCTGATGGTGGGGTTGATACTGCTTTTGAATTAGCTACACCGAAGTTTAAAACATTTAATGAATTAGAGTTATGGTATAAAAAATGGGATAAGGTAATTAAGAATTCTCCTTATAGTGCTACATGGGATCCATTTATTAAAACTAATAAGGTATGGGAAGGAAGTGGTGGTGGGCACATACATTTTAATATTCCATATAAAAATATAAAGAAAAAAGCATTATTTATTTTAAATGTAATGAGATATGCTTCAAGATATCCATGGTTTAATTGGGTGTTCAATGAATGGTGTGATGATGATAATGCAAACTCAATGCTTGAAGTTGAGCAATTAAAATTATCAGAAGTATTGGATGTTTTAGAAATTAATGATAATGATGATTATAATTATAATTGGTCGATAGATTATCTTTGTGCATGTAGATTATTTGTAGTAGATGGTGTTGACATTACTTCTAAAAAATTAACAAATATATTTTTAAAACATTCTAATGATATTGGGAAAGATTATGCTGTTAGATATGATGAAGATAAAAACACAATGGAATTAAGATTCTTTGATGCACCTAAAGATTTTAATCAATTAAAAGAACATCTAGCTATCGGCAATATTATTATAAAAGATTGTATTATGATGACTGATAATAATGAATATATTCAGACAATAAAATATAATAATATGAGTGAATATTTAAAAGATAGACCTAATATATTTGCATCAGTTAAACATGAATTAGCAGATTTTTGTGCATCTAATAACTTAGAATTTAATGATTATAAAAAATACTTAGATAATTTAAAACTAAGAATTAAATATGGGAGATTAGTTTAATATGGAAAAGAATAAAATAATAAAATTCACAACTGAAGAGAAAGAATTATTATTTAGTTTAATGAATAGAACTTGGCAAAATATAGGTTATGATACTATTAAATTAAATAATGGCAAAGATGTTTCAAGATCTATTGTTATGGAAATGGTTATAGATGCAGATCGACTAAGAGATTATGCTAAAAGTAAAGAAGAAATAGAAGCTGTAGGAAAATTTTATTCTCTTAAAAATTATGATAGTATGAAAAAAATAGCTAGAAAAGCTTTTCCTCTTACCAAATATGGAATGTAATTATTATAAATAATATACGTAAAATTCCGGATTGTATAAATTATACAATCCGGAATTTATTTTTTTGTTTCTTATAAACTCATTTTTGTCATATTCAATAGAATCTCTTTATTGAATAGTTTTTCTACATCTTTTACTTTTGCATTTTCACTTAATGATTTAAGTTTATTTCCTAATAGAAACATTTTTAATTCTACTTCTGTAGCTTCCATAATATATTTTTCTAATGTTGCCTTAGCATCCTTAGTAATAGTTGACTTCTCTAATCTTAAAGCTGCTGCCTTCTGTAAATCTTCTTTTTCAAACTTAATCATTTTGTTGTCCTCCATTATATTTAAAAAATTATTATATTACTATATTTATATGGTTATTTGTTCTAAATTTTTTATAGATTACCACATCTTTTATTACATTCTTTTATTTGTATAGGATCTTGTAGTTTACTACATCCTTCTTTACACTTTAAATGTTTATAACTGGAATTTTTAATATTACTTTCAGGTGAAACATTTTTATTAGTAAAGTCACTTACACTATTATCAACATCTAACCCTGCACCTAAACGTCTTTCAATAGCATCTTCTAATAATGTATTTATACTTTCTTTTAATATCTCATTATATTTCATAAGGCTCCTTATCTTTTTTTACATTTTTCTATACACTTAATTTTAAAATTTGGGTCATATATTTTATCACATCTTTTAATACATAAATTAATTTCCCATTTACTATTTTTTTTAATATAGTTTCCTGCATCACCCATGTTATTAGCATTAAATGAGTTGTTACCATCAAATGAATGTGCTGATCCAAGATCTGGGGAATCCCCTCCTATCTGCTCTTTTATCATTTTATTTTTTTTAAGTTTAATCATCTTTTCTTCAAAATCTTTAAGCTCATTCCACACTCTAACATTCCAAAGACTTGATAAGTTTCTTATAGTAGCTCTCCATAGACTTATTAACCTAGATGTCCTTAAAAATATAATACTTGATTTAGATTTAAGCTCATCAAAATTAAACCATAATGGTTGAATTCCTTCTGCTACAGTTTTCTCTTTAATACTTAAAATATATCTAATAGTATTGGCGTGTACTACTTTCCAATAGGCACCAGATTTTTTTTCAGTTTTTAATAATTCTGGATCTTTTCTTTTTAATAATTTTTCTTCCATTATATTAGTATAATCGTCTATTTCGATAAACTTACAATTATATTTTTTAGCCATCTCTTTTCCAATAGTAGATTTACCTGAACCAGATGGACCTATTATAAATAATTTACCATTTTTACTATTCTTCCATTCATCATACTTATATACAAGAGGTTTGTCTGAAATAAATAATGATTCTTGAATATTACTTAAATAATTATTTAAACTTGATTCATGTTTAGTTTTACCTTCTTTATATTTATCTTTCTTTTCTTGTTGGTCTATTAAATATTTCAATTTATAGCAATCACCATTCTTACAAGGATATGCAAAAGAATTAAATACACTTTGACTACGTATTTTAGTATCTCCAGCTTTATCTTTAACACACTTCTCTAAACATTCATTATACTGCTGTTTTAGGAAGTTAATATAATTAGTATCCTCTTTTAATATCATTTATTCCTCCGAAAGTAATGTATATTATTTTGTTCTTATTTGTATCTAAACTCTATATATAATAAATAGGATATAAATATCCTTATTTATGGAATATTTAATTACTATATATATTATTTAGTAAGAGGAAGAAATTATTTTAAAAGGAGATTAAATACAATGCTTCAATGTTTAAAGATGGATTGTATTAGAAGAGATGTTTGTGGTCACTCTAAGAAACATATACCAAAAGACGGAAATGAGTTATTATGTATTCAGAGAACAACAGATGAAGCAGGAAATCAGCATAAAGAAAAAAGTGCCTGTCCTGGTTGTACTTGGGTAGGAAAAGGTGAAAATCCATACAGTGATAGGAAAAAATTCATTTCTAAATTACGTAGAAGAACCTTATGGACTCCAATATCAACTCCATTAGGAGTAAGTTCACTAGCCGACATGATAGATGAAGGTCGGGATATGAATGAAATATTAAAAGAAGAAGGAATTTTGATTTAATGAGTTAAATCTCTTATATGGCTCAACTTATTTATAAAATAACAACCATAGCCAGGTTGGAGGAGAGAAAAATGCGAGATCCGCCGAAATAAATTAAACTAAAACTTGTTGAGTCTTACTACTAACGGCCTAGATGAGGCGATTAGAAGTTTTAATCGCCTCATCTTCATTTTTTTGTTAATTTTTAATTTCTTTAGAAACTTTTATTTTAATATCATCAAATGATAAATTTTTATTCTCTTCATATGACAAAATTTTATCAATTCTGTTTTTATATTTAGCATCACTAGAAAAAAATTCAAAAAATTTCATAATAAAAGAAATTGTTGGGCTTTCTTTTTCTTTTTGTTTATGGTTTTGCTCTATTTTATGAATTGCTGATAATAAATATTTCCCATACCCCATACTAGAAGAAAATTTATCTCCAATGTATTCATGATGTCTTGAATATAACGGTTTAGCGAACAAGTACAACCAAACTATAAAGGAAGCTGGTAATATCCAAATAAATTTTTTTATAGAACTATCATTTTCTTTATTTTTTGCCTTTAAATCGAGAACACGTTTAAATAAAATCGAGCCGATGGATGGTATTACCCAATCTACAACTTCTTGTTTTACTTTATGCATATCTTTTACATGCTTTGCTTCGTGTAATAGAACCGCAACTCGTTCATTCTCATTCAATGCCTCATAAAGACCGCTAGTTATATAAATTGTGTTAAAATTTAATATTGCATATGAATTCCATTCTTTATCTTTTATAATATTAACCTTAAATTTATTTTTTTCATTTATAATATTATTAATTTTATCAGATAACTGTTTATCATACTTAGAATTTCTTATAAAATTGAAGTAAAATAATAAAACAGATGATAATGCAGTTATTATTCTAATTGATGTAATTAAACTCCTATCTTTACTACTTGATTCAATTAGATAGGTTTCAGATGATAATAAAATATTATCTGCTGATTCTTTTAGTATATCATTATATTTCATAGTTTATCTCCATAACTAAAATTTATATTTTGTTCTAATTTATTACAAAATTTATTACTATATATATTATTTATTAGAAGATAAATTAAACTATTTTATTTAAAAGGAGGTGAGGTGAATGTTGTGGAGAATATACTTAGGAGGAATAGCATCAGTAGCATCAATAATAGCTGTATTATTCTTTATTGAATTCCTTATAAAGAAATATGGATATTTGGATGTTGATGAATTAACTGTAATTAAGAAAGGTCGTAATTTTATAATATTGATTGTTTTGTTTTCATCAGTGTTATACTTTCTTAATTCAGGAATAACCACAGTTATCCCAAAAAATAGTATTGATCGTAGTTATATTAATTCTTCGATCGAGCAAAAGAATTCAGATGTAAAAAATAAACTACAGGAGGATTCAGATGAAAAGAAGTAATGTGTTTCTGGTTATTCTGGTTATGTTGTTTTCGGTTGTGATCTCGGGATGTACCCAGATCGAAAATATTCCGGCAGGATATGTAGCAAAGATGCTTACTCCTACCGGATGGGATGAAAAGATATATGAAGCCGGACAGGTTGATATCGGGCAAACAACTAATAACGGACAAGGAAACACATTGGTTCTTCTTGAAGCCAGTAGTGTCATGATCAAAGAGAGCTTCAAAGAAGAAGGAGAAGATGGGCAAGACCATCGTGTAAAAACATTAACTGAATCTCTTGCTGTCGACGCTTATGTAAATGTTATACTTCCTGATGATCCTAAAATTCGAAATTCCATCTTTGCGCTGGTAACTCCGGCAGCGACAAAAGGAAGTGATCGTGTAAAAGTCATCACTCTCGAAATGGTTTATAGGCAATTTGCTCAAATGGATGTTCGTTCTAAAACCAGAAGTATCTTCTCTAAATATAGGGGATATAAAGATACTACTGCCCAATTTGAGCATATCAATGCCCAGCTATACGACATGGTGAGGGATACATTCAAAAAGAATTCTGTTCCACTCATTCTTAAGAATGCAGCCATTTCCAATATCGTTCCTGATAAAACCCTTATTACAGCCGAGAACAACAAGTCGTCGGCTAACTCGTCTGTGTCAGCGATTGATGAGGTCGGAGCTGCTATTCGTAGGAATCCAGGTTATCTCGAGTATTATAAATGGTCACAGCTTGAGAAGATCGCGGCGTCCAAGGAAGGCACCAACACCATCATCGTGACCGAGTCCGGTAAAGCACCTGGTCTGGTTGTAAACGGAAAGTAGTTAAAAACAGCTTGGGGTTAATTTAATATTAAACCCCCAAGCTGTTATTTTTAAGGAGGATTATAAAAATGAAATCATATTTAAATTTCATAGGATTTACTGGTTGGGTAGCAATATGGTTTAGATTCTCAGGTATTTTAGTAGGGGTAACTATATTATATTCATGTACTGATTTTTTAATAGATATTATAAAAGAACATAATGAAATTGGTATTATGTTTTTACCTACATTAGTAATATTTATTTGTTTTGCGATATTTATAATAATTGGAAGTTTACTAAAACACAAGGAGGATAGCTAATGATTTTAAAAGCAATAAAGTTTGCAGAGAAGAAGCATAAAGGACAAACCAGAAAGGTATCTGGGGAACCATATTTAACACATCCTATTATGGCAAGCTATGTGATTGTTAAATATAAAAAATCAAAACATATTGAGGAATTGATTGTTTCTATGATCCTCCATGATACTCTTGAAGATACTGAAACCACTTTTGTTGAGTTGGCTAAAAACTTTACTCCATTGGTTGCATCATTAGTTCATGAATTAACTAATGATGTTAATGAAATAAAAAGAGTTGGTAAAAAGGAATATCTTCTTACAAAAATGTTAGGTATATCAAACTACGCTTTAGTTTGTAAATTGATAGATACTATGGTTAATATTGATGACCACCCAAAACCTGAATATGTTAATAACACTTATATTAATTTAATAGAGTTAGCTAAAAAAAGAAAATTAACTAAATCTCAAATATCAATATGGGATGACCTAATGATTAAAGTACAAAATATAAGGTCAAAATATTAAGGGAGGATCCATGGCACCAAAGATGATATGTTATATGCCTGTTGGTATTAAATGTAAATATTATGTAATGATATCAAGGATTGTAAGACTTTCAAAAAAGATTCAATCAGGTATAACTATTATGGATGTATCTCTTATCCATCTTGACAATGGTGATTTTCTAGAATCTGAAGATAGTATTGCCACACTCCAATCAAGAATTGAATCAAAGGATTAAAATGGAATTAAATCGAAGACCTAAAGAAGTCTTGATAGTGATTAACATTTATTTATTTCTTATATTGATTATGCCAATTAGATTAGCTATAGCATTAGTTATTATAGATATCATATGTGGGACATGTAATGTATGGTATTCTTTAAGTAAGGATAGAGATGTGTTTGTAACTAAACATAGAGATATATTATTAATTCCAGGAGTTGATATATATTTCTTCTTCTTAGGATTATTTAAACATATATTCTATTTTGAGTAAAGGAGAATTATAAGTGAAAACAGTTTTAATAATATTATCAACTATTATAGGAATGGGATGTATAGGAATAGTATGTTGGTCAATAGCAATAGATGAAACACTTAACATAGTAAATATTGTTATGGAAGTTAATGAAGTTAAGATAAGATTTGAAAGAGATAGATTTAGAATTATTTATAAGAAGATAACATGAAACATAGAGTTAAAGTAAAATACCCACATATACAATCATATGCAGCTTTAGTTCAATTAAAACGAAAGTTGCAAACACAAAGATTAAATAGTTGGCTAAAATTCAGGGATGATTTTCTAAACCATATGTTAACTGTACATAAAGATCTGATATGTATTTATTGTAATAGATCAAATCTTTTAAAAGCAGTCCCTGATGAATCCAAACAATCAATAAAAATATTAGCAACAATAGATCATATCATTCCTGTATCTAAGGGAGGAGATGAATTTGATTATAATAATCTTGCTATAGCATGTAGGCCTTGTAATGAAAGAAAATCTAATAAATAAGGAGGACAAAAATGAAGAAGATAATATGGAAGAGGATAGTATGGGTAAAATTTGATAAGTATGATATGTATAATTCCATAAGGATTAATAAAGGATTTACATTAATTGAGTTGTTAGTGGTTATGGCAATCTTAGCCATTCTAGCAGCAATAGCGATTCCTCAATTTAAAAATAGGAAAAGTGTATATACATCTCCTGTTGCTGTAGACAAAAATTCAGATAATTCAAATATTATTAAACCACAAGATGATATTAAATGTATTGGCGGATTTAAATTTTACAATGATAAACAAATCATCGGAACCAACGGCGGTGGCGTTGTATGTAGATAAAAAATAAAAAGGGAGAATTAATCCCTTTTTATTTTTTTTGTAACCAAATACTTCCACCAGCATTATTTAAATATAAAGGCATATCTGCCTCAAACTTTTCTCTATAAGTTTCACACATATATGTATTAAAAAATATAATTTTAAAAGAATCATCCTTTTCCAAAAGATTTTTTACATAACTAGTTTCATTATATCCTCTACTTAACCAACTTTCTGGATATATAAATGGATACATTATATCATGAAAATGAATGATTACTCCTTTATTTAAAATAGGTAATATTTTATTAAATATCATTTCAACATCACTTCCTGGTGAGTATATATGTGAAGAGTCTATAAATAATATATCATTCTTTTCTAAAGAATTAAAAATACTCAAATTTACAGATTGTAAATTATTTGGTATAATAGTACATATTTTTTTATCATTAACTTTTAGTAATGATTCTAATCTTCTTGTATAAGGTTCAATAAAAGTAATTTGTATACTAGAATTTAAAAAATATTCATTTGTATCTAATGTAACAGCTGATGAATATCCTGATCCTATTTCAATTATTCTTTTAGGAATAGCATATCTAATCATAGAATATAAACTTATACTGTCCCCATAACCAAACCAATCATTATCAAAATAATATCTTAATCCTTCTTTCTTTCTTTTTTCGAAAGGTAATTGTTTATAATATCCTTTAAATATATCAAATAATGAAAGTTGCTCAATATTATTAAAATCCATTTAATCCCCCAAAAACTTATTTATTTTTAGATTTCCAATTCTTATCTATATAATCAAAGAACTCTTTCTTTTTATCACCTTTTAACTCTTTAGGACTTTTAACACCAAACTTTACTAATACAGTTTTAAAAAATTCTTTATATGATGATTCTAATAAACTATCTGCTGATTCTTTTAATATCTCATTATATTTTTTCATATCATACCCTCCAAACTTAAATTTTTATTTTGTTCTAAATAAAAATTTTATAGTAATTTCAATATTTAATCTTATTTTTTATTTCCTGAAAATACATCTTTATCTTTTCTAATAAATATAGGATAGTATAAAGAAGGAATTAATATAGTTCCTTTAGAATCACATGTTAAATTATCAAACTCTTTATAACCTTCTCTATAATTATAACTATCTTTATCTATAATAGGACAATTAGATCTTCTTGTAGTAGAAAATATACATAATACAAATTTAGGATGCCCATCTCTTTTCTCATACTTAGTACATTTAACTTTAACAAATGATTCTTCTTCTGTTTCAATATATTCTAACCCATTCATTTGATATCTCTCCTTATATAAAATATGTTCTAATTCAATTTTTTATTATCTATATATATTAATTACTAAGGAGGATTATAATGAAAATATTTATATTAATAGTATTGTGTATTAGTATTGGAATAGCAATTGGGCATCCAATTGGGAAACACGAAGGGTTTGAATCGGGTGCAGAATGGGCAATGTTTCAAGCATCAATAATAGCAAAAGAAGAAGGAATAGATATTCCAGTAACATATTCAGAAAAATGTTTTAAATTAACAATAAAAAGAAAGACTGGGTCTTTTAAGAGATCCCAAATATTAGCATCATCAAATAAGATGTAAAGGGCTAAGTTAGCCCTTTTTTAAATAACAATTCAAATGATAAAAAATCTTTAGTTAAAAGGGGGAATACAATGGAAGTACTACATAATGAGAAGGCTGACTTACAAGCAAAAATAGAAAAGATGTTCGCATTTTCAAAGACAAGCGAAAAAGCAAAGATCTATGTGGATGATATAAAAAGTAAGAAGGAGTTCATTGTAAGCTTCAGATGGGAAGGAACACAAGAAGAATTCAATGAAGCAATCATTGCAGCAAGAGAAGGAAAGATTTAATAAGATAATAAAATATTCCAAAAAAGGAGGATAAAAAATAGTGGATAAAACAATACTAGTAGCAGATGCTTGTCATGAAGTAAAACTTTCTGATGATCTTTATGATGTGGAAAAGTTTTTAGAAGCATCAGAAACAGTAGTAAAAAATAGAATTAAAAATGGAGTGGATGATAAATCTCTAGTTATTTTAAAAAGAGCTGAAGCTGATCTTATGTTTCTCAGAGAAAACATAATAGAAGTTATTTATAACATAAATATTAATAAACCTCAGCCTCCAGAAAATATCTTCCCTGAGTGTAAAGAAAAACCTGTGGCAACTTGTAAAGATAAAATAATAAAAATAGATCCAACATCTTCAACTCCAAAAATTTCTCCGACTAAAAATCCTGCCCAACATGGTGTATTCAACATAAACATGAAAGGTATGGGTTATGCAATATATCATGCAGTATGGGGGACTTGTGGTCCTGACGGAAAGGATGAATTGAATTATGTCAGATTGATTGATTGTTCAACTGACCATCTCAAAAATATCCTTAAATATTCATCAGCATCAATAACACCAGACTATCATACCATTATATATGAAATACTAAACTCAAGAAAGGTAAGGTAATATGCTTAAACGATTTCCAATAAATGTTGCGGTCGGTAATACCAAAGATAGAGATGGAAATAAAATACCATTACTCTATGCCATCTGCAATGATGGTACAATATGGTTATCAAATGATAATGGTCCTTGGGAAAAGTTTCCTGATATTCCTCAACCTGAGGTTAAAGGATAGGGCGAAGTTAGCCCTTTTTTTAATTAAGTCTAAAAATTTTTAAGGAGGACACAATGAAAAAAGGAAAAATGTTTTTATTAATATTAATAATCATATTACTTATATCATGTGTAAGTAAATCTGAGGTACAGGAATTAGACATTTGTATAACTGCATTAACCACAGATGGAAATATCAATATAACTTTCAAACAAAATAATGTATCTCGTTTCATACATGGCGGAACAATATCATTTTATGTTAAAGGAAAGAGATATGTAACACCAATCTACAGTGAAGTAACATGCACTAATTAATAATCAAAAATTTTTAAGGAAAGGGGTAAACGTGAAAAATAATGAAGTATCGGTATCTGCGGAAATATATGTTCAAGAAGTATTTCCTCTAATGCCTAAGAAGGACAGAGTAAGAGTAATAAAACGAATAGTAAAACAAGTTGAATCAAATCCGAAAGCATTAAATTTTGAATCATTAAAAAATATTGTGTATGCTCATATTAGACATTCTAAAACAAAATATGATCACAGTGTTGATAATGGAATGAGAAAGAAAAATGCCAGAAGAATTTTCTCTACAGAAATGCATGAAGTATTCAAAAAATGGAGAGGTCGCAGTTAGAACTTTTTAATAAACTAAAAATTTTTAAGGAGGATATAAATATGTTATCACCAGGTCAAAGGGTAACAAATTTTGTTAAAGATTTATCCGAACTTCCATATGATAAAAAATGGAAAATTGTAAAAGATGTAATAAGCCTTGGAGTTGGTATACCTTCATGGATATGGTTTTGGTATGCAACTAATTGGCAAGCTGCAATAGCATTATTCCTAGTTCTGTTTGCCAACAATGCATCACAGGATAATAGTTAATGGCTAAAATATCTATCACCCCAGAAGTACCTGATAATAATTGTTTGAGCCCATCTGGGCCCAATCCATATATATGTCCATTCTGTGATAGCACTAGAAGTAGTATTGAATATATCTTTTGTAGCGCTTTTAATAAAAGAATACCAAGATATAAAATTGGTAATATATGGCATGCCGATCCTTGTTTAGAATGTATAAATTCGAGGATAAAAATAAATGGATGACTTTGGGGTAATGACTAGATTACCAGATGGTTCTTGTACATGTATTAAATGCAAAGAATCTGAAAACATAATAATTATAAAATATAAAGATAGAAGTAAAATACTTTGTTTAAATTGTATTTTAAATTTAACTAGTATATTATTTCCATCCAAAGATTATTATCATGAATTTGCAATTAAATGGTCACTTGGAGATAAGGGACAATTAAAATGTCCTTCATGCTCTTCTTCAATATTAGATGATGATGAAAAATGTGAGTATAAAGTTATAGCAGATGATGGGCATGAAGATGTAACCCCAACTGTTTTTAAGCACTGCTATATTTGTGGTTTCTCTTTCTATCACTATAGGAAACAGGAGGATGAAGATAATGTTACATAATGATAGTAATATGAATAGAAAGATATATGATAGAGAAGAGAAATGGAGAGATGAGAATGGTATAATTAAGGTATCATGTAAACAATTCATTGGATGTAAAAAGATAACTGGGTCTATTGAGTGTGGTATGAAGTTAAAATGTGTTGATACAATAACATGGTCTCAATTCCCTTTACATAGTGAATTTTATAAGGAGTATAGGAATGGTGATGACTGAGTATTTTAATAGATGGGTATGTTTAAGTTGTGGAGAATTATTTCCATATAATATTGATGGATGCCCAAACTGTGGTTCTCAACATATTGAGGACAGAGAGAATAATATATGAGAATCAAAAAGAATAACTTCTTTATAGATATAACTTGTCCTAAATGTAGAAGTATACTTGAAGTTGTTAAGAGTGATATTCAATATACTGATGTGTTTGGGCATGGTGATAGGTTTGAGGTAGTTTGTGGTGCTTGTGATCATAAATTTTTAATATGTGATTTATTACCAAAAGAAATTAAGCAAAAAATAAGATTAGAAAATTATGATAATAGAGATGAGCCGTATGGATGAAAATGGTCAAATAAAGGTAAGATGCAAGCACTTTAAAGAAGGTGGGTATAAATGTGAAAAAGAAACTTGCGTATTTGACTTACCTAAATCTGGTGTTTATATAAGTACATATTATGGTTGTCGTCAACTTACTATTGATTGGACTTCATATATAAAATATATTAATGAAGTAATAGTTTTAAAGGAGGATTGGATGTATGACTGAGGATAAACCCAGACCAGGTAAAGTAATAAAAAAATTTCCATTAAAGATCTATCGAATTCAAAGGAATCATAGATTTGGTAAATACAATGGGATTGTAGTTGTAGCAAAAAATCCAACTGAAGCAAAGAAGATGTTTCCCATGACAAAATATACTAAGTCAGGATTGATTTGCGAGTTCATGGGATATCCAAAGAAGGGAAGAAGAGAAGGAATAGTTTTACTATCTAAAAATTAAAAGGAGGATTCAAAAATGAACAACAAAGGATTTACTCTCATCGAACTTGTATTTACTATGATCTGGATAATGGTAGTAGGTATAAGTATATATGGATTGGTTCTATGCTTCAAAGCAAGTATCATCCTTGGTATCATTGCATTGGTTATTGAACCCACGCCACTTATAGTTGGGTTATGTGCAATATTTGGTAAAGATATTGCCAATGCTATTCAAAACTGGATTCACTTTCCAGTATGAAAAAGAAAAAGTTATATTGTCAAAATTGCGGAAGTAGTGTTAAATATAAAAGAACCTTCTTTGGAGCATTTGGTAGAAAATGTAAAAAATGTAAATCTAAAGCTGCAAGATTTACAAAACCAAACATTCCATGGAATAGGGAGAATAATAATGGGAAATAAAAGAGAACCCAAAAGAACCACTAAGATTCAAGAGTGGGAGAAATTACAAAAACAATCTATTTGTCATCTTTGTAAAAGACCTCAAGAAAGATATTCAAATGGACGCAAGAAACCTTGCATGTGTTTAAAAGGATATTAAGTGAAAACTAAAAAAATGTATTATGATATATTCAGTGGTCCTGAGATAATGTTCGAAGCAAGAAATATTAAAAAAGCCAGACAGATAGTAAGAGGCTTAGCAAACTCAGGAAACTATGTAATATGTGACAGGATAATAATAACTAATAGTACTTGTCATTCAAGAAGAATGTTCAGAAATGATCCTGATTTTCCATTAAATGATTTAAGGGCGTAACTAGCCCTTTTTTTTACTAAATAACTAAAAAAATTTTTACTATATATATTAATTACTAATATGAAGTACAATATTTTTAATCTATAAATGAAAGGAGGTGAATTAAATAACGTATACTCTGAAAATCGGAGACATAGTCAAATGCATAAAAGCCTATGAAGGAAATACTGAAATCGTAGGTTGTTATGGCAGGATAATAATGATTAATAATGGAGGTTCTCCATGTGTCTGATGGAAAAGAAAAGGTGTAGGAAACTATTATGATTGGTATGTAGTCAATAATACAGAGTACATGGAGTTTGTATGTACTAAAAAAGATATGCAAATCTTCATAAATAATAATGACTATAATGTTGATGATTATGATGAAATGGAATATTATGATGAATATGCAGAAAAGTTTTACAATAAAAGAAAAGCAGACATATCAGCAAACCAGTATTCAACAACCCTATCCCAAGATGGAAAAGAAAAGGAGAAACAAGGCATGAAGACTCTTAACGTGTACGACATTGTTTTGGTTTATGCAGGTGACAAGAAACCGATCGTGAAAAGGGAAATCGGCGTCGGTATGTCAGAAGAGCAGGGAAAGATCAATTCCGGCATCTACAAGCACATCCAGGAAGGATGGAACGAAGCCTACATCACGGTCAAGGCAACCGCAATCGCGCAGGTCAGCGCCCCCGACGATCCCATGCAGGTCATCCAGGCGCCGGCGGCCAAGTCCTAACATCATTAACACAATAAAAATAATAAGGACGCTAGTATAGGTCCTTTTTTTATTCTCAAACTAAAAAATTTTTTTAAAAGGAGATAATAATGGCTAGTGATAAATTTGCAGGAATAGTAGTATGCTTCACAGGATTTAGAGATATGGAAGCAGAAAAATATATAAAGGAAAATGGTGGATGTTCAACCACTATAGTTAATTGGTATACTAATTATCTAGTATGCAAAAATAAAGATCGAATGACAACTAAAATGATAGAAGCTAAAAGAAGAGGTATAAAGATATTAAATGTAGATGAATTCAATGAAACCTTTGGTTGGTCTTTAGCTAAAGACTTAATAGTACCTAGAAGAAAAAAGGAATCATGATAAAAGTAAAATGTAAATATCGTGAAGACCCTAAACGTAAATGTCTAAATAATAAATGCATATTTTCTTTTAAAGAAGGAATTTATTTTGAAGACTATTATAATTGTACATTCTTTGAGTTAGATTGGGTTCAATACATTATTCATTCAAAAGATATAATAGTTATAGAAGGAAATAATTAAGGGTGTATCTAACCCTTTTTTATTGCTTCCAAACTAAAAAAATTATTTATACTATATATATTAATTACTAAGGAGGAACACAATTATGTTAACAATAAAATGGATGGTGGCATATACTACATCAGTACCAGGATCATATAATATAGTTACTGCAGATGAAAGGTTTATTATTGTTGTGCCTAGTATATCAATGGATCTAGCTAGACATATAACCGACTTACATAATGAATCTATAAAGGAGATCTAATCATGTATGAAATAATTGGATACAATATGTTATGTGAAGATTTCATTATCAAGTTCGATTCATTTGTACAAGCGGTAAAAACATATAAAGAAATGATAAATTTCAATATATGTTACATACATAGAACAGGCGATGTTAAAAGCTGTATGTTCGTAAATTACTAAAAGGAGATAATTATGTTAACAATAATCTATTTAATTGGATTGGTAATAGTATCAATAAGTGTTGGTACTGTGGCAAGGGCAACCGACGGGTTTATGGTTCTCGGTTTAGGTTTCATTGTCTATAGCATGGCAGTAGGACTTTTAAATTATCTTAATGACAAGAAAGGATAACATGGAAAAAAGAAAAATGGAGTTGATAGATTTTGTTAGAGGTAAATGTGAGTTGGGTGTTTCACTTCCTTTCATCTATGCAGAAAGTAATGGAGACCCATGTAGTGGCTGTGCTATAACAGAATGTGGTCTGAGAAAGAGAATGGCATCATCAGACGATATAAGAAAAGTTCCTTCAAACACATGTCCGAAATGTAAAAGTCTCATAAACAAAAACAAAGCCATAATGCAATACAAAAAGACCCATAAAGTAGTAGTAGATAATATGGGCACCTGCAGGGCATGCGGAACAGATATATCTTTAAAAGAATTAAGTTAAGACCTTTTAACTAAAACCAAAAAATTTTAAAGGAGGGTAAAAGTTATGGAAAAGTATAAGTATGCAATGCTAGTGTATTTTAGCGAGGAAGATCATGTATGGGTGGTCGAATACCCAGAACTTCCAGGATGTGCTGCTCATGGAAACACCCCAGTAGAAGCTATAACAATGGGTGAAGACATCAAAGGTTCATGGCTTGAAGCAGCATCAACCAATGATTTCCATGAGCCAAAAAGAATGTTAACAACATATGACACAGTATCCAAATTCGTTGAGAACGGTTTAAAAAGTTTATAAAAAGAAGTATGCTGTTCACAATTCTAAAGGGTGCAACTTGCCCTTTTTTAAATAAAACCAAAAAATTTTTCAAGGAGGATACCATGAAGATCTTAATGTTAACAATAATAAGCATTGCGGCATTTTATGTTTCTACAATATATGCCAATCGTAAAAACTACTTTATTGCTGTAATTGCATTAGTAACATCAATCATGACAACAACATATTCAATAGTTATAATTGCTAATGATATAATGAGAAGACAATAGTCATGAATTTTTATAAAGTATTATTAATTAGTGAAGATAAAAGTCTTATCTCAAGCACTGTTTCTGGGAAAGCATTGATTCATTATAAAAAAGGGGAAGAATCTAAACCTCAAGAATGGCTTTGGAAATATGGTTATGGTATATGCATTTTTAAGAATTATGAAGATGCTAAATGGTTTATAAATAGTCATGCTTGTAGACCTAATTGTAATTATCAGATTTGGATAGTTAAACCAGGATCTATAATAATACATAAAGATACATTACCAGATCAGTTAAGCATGGAAAATCTTTCAAAAGGAGAAATAGGAAAAGTTAGATTTAGCTCATGGTGGCCTGCTGGGACAATAATGACAAATTCAATTACATTAATTAGAAAGGTGAGAAATTAATAGGAGATAAATAATGAAAAGGATAAAAAGATTACCAAAAGGATTTCCTATCACATACATAACCAATTCTGATAAAGAATCTATAATTAGAAGTTGGGCAGATTTTAATAAATTGACATATGCATATTCAGGAACTAAAGAAGAATTCACTGCATATATAAGTGGATTTGTTGTAGGAGATACAAAAAAGAAAGGTATCTCAGTTGTTGCTGAAGATAATACTGATTTATGTTTATGTAAAAGAGATCCAGAAAAATATACTGAAGAAGAAATAAATGACTTCAGAGAATTATTAAGAAGGGGGTGTTATACATTCGGAGAGATTCATAATAATAGCGATAATATGAATCAGGCTATTCCTCCAGAATGTCAATATAAATAAATGGAAATCTTAATAACTAAAATTGAAGTTCCTAAAGGATATAAAATAGTATTAGAAGAAAACAATATATTAATATACAAAAATGAAATGAACGATAGGGATGATGTAAGGGAGATAGTAAATCAGTTTGATAGTGCATCTTTAGCTTTAATAAAACATCATTGGAGACTAAAATGAAATGTTATTAAAATGTTTCATGGAAGAATATCATAATTGATAAGGGTGTAGTTAGCCCTTTTTTTTTATTTCCATTAATTCTTTTTCTACATTTTTTTTAATATCATTTATAGATAAATTCTTATTTTCTTTATATGATAATAATTTATGTATTCTTTCACCTCTAGTAGGATGACTTGAGAATAATTTATTTAAACCTAATAATATTATTTCTAACTTATCCATCTCTGTATTATTCTTTTTAGTATTTTCTTTTCTTTTTCTATTCCTATATTCAGTAATTTTATGTAAAGCAGATATCGAGGGTTTACCATATCCATAGTTAGATGCAAATTTATCTGCTTTATATTCATAATGTCTTTTATATATAGGGAAAGCAAATAAGTATACCCATATAATAAATGCAGCAGGTAATAACCAAACAAATCTTTTTTGTTCTTTTAATTTAATAGTATAATTAACTCCAGATAAAGATATTATATAAATAAGTTTCTCTAAAATATTTTGTTTATAAATATCCAAACTTTTAACATGACTTATTTCATGTAACAATATAGCAATTCTTTCATCTTCATTAAATAAATCATGTAATTTTTTACTTATAAATACAGTATCACCACCAACAGCAAAAGCATTCAATTCATCAACATTCTTTAAAACTATAACCTTATATTTATTATTAGTATTTAATACACTATTTACCTTATTAGATAATTCAATATCAACAGTATTAGAATTAATCATATGTTTATAAGAGTATATAGTATTAGCTAATGTCCATCCTAAACTAACTAAAGAATATGTAGCAAGTAAACCTAAATTATTGGATTCATTCTTAAATTTTGACTTAGGTATATTCATATGATATTTAATAACTCCTATATAATTTTAAATATTTGTTCATAAAATTTTTAGGCAACCAGGAAAACAAGATATGTACTAATTTATATAGGGTTTGTTATAATAGATAGTATAATAGATTAATTAAATATAATAAGATAGTTGGATAGATAATATTTAATTCTTTAATACATATATTAAGTTTTGTATATAAAATCAAATTTAGTGGTTGGTGAGTATGACACGATACTCTCAAACGACCATGGAGCTGACAATTTATAATATCTATCTAAGTATCTATCTAACTATCTTATTAATGACCCAACACACGTACCCCGATATGGTACCACCACCTACCACTAACCTACTAACCTTTATATTATATAATTAATATTAAACTACTAACCATTATACCAATTATTATACCATATATTATAAATAATACTATTAATACTATATATATTAATTATTGAATAAAAGATATTATTAATATAATCCTATACAAAAAGGTATAATTAAATGATTAAAATGTTTTTGGAAATGGTGTTAGTGATAGGTATTATATCCTTATTGGGAATGGGCTCAATATGGGTATACTTTAAAAAATATTCTAAGGAGGTATAGTAATGTTGTTAATAATGATTGGTGCGTGGGTTGCAACTCTTATGGGATTGATATTCTTCGTAGGAATATTTGGGTTAGCAGTAATATCAATCGTAAGAGAAATATTCAGGTATGCCTTTGGTATTATCAAAGTCGGAGAAGTGTAGTAGAGATCTGTTCAAAATCATCATTAACAAATAAGATCTCTATATATATTATTTAATAAGCAGAATTAATCATTTCACCATACTATCTAAGTTATTCTTATGGGAAGTGATCTGCAATCCTTAAAGGAGGATACAATGGCAATCGATACGGAAGGCAAAGTCAAAGGGGCAAAAGATCTCAAGAAGAACAACAAGGACAACAAGACCGAAACCCACAAGAAGGTTGTAATGGGGACATCGTGGTTCAGCTGGAAGAAGCTCGCCATCGTTGGCGGGGCAATTGCAGCTGTCGGAGCTGGCATCCTGATCGGCCGGCGCAATGCATCCCATGTTGGTGATGCGGTCGCCAAGTCCATCAACGAGATGGCAAAGTTGTAAGTTTCCCATAGGCTGGCTGGCGCGCGCGTGGTGATACGAATCGCCCTTCTGCGGCCGGCCTGCGTGGGAATAAAAAACTTGTGGGAGGCCAGCAAGATCGCGACTTGCGAACAGGCAACTCGGGTTGACGTATGCCTGACACGCCATCGAGCCCCCGCCGCAGTTTCTAGCTCATCATGATCTCGCGATCGAGCTAGTTTTTTTCTCAATAACTATATAAAAGGAGGAAGTAATTGTCTAACGAAGATAAGGCACTGAAGTTGGTAAAAGGGATAGTATATACAATGAATGCCCTCAATAAAAAGATTGAACATTTAAATGAAATTGCAGATGTAAGTATAGCTATTAAAGAAGATGGTTATACAACAAAACATATAAATGTTAACGATGAATTTAAAATTTGTCTTAGTAATGTTGATGTTAATACAAGAATCCATGAAGGTGAAATCTAATGGGTAAAATATCATTACTCGAATTCAGTGCCTTCTGGGTTGAATATTTTAAATATAAGAAATATCCCAATCAAAGGTTTGGCCAGGCATTTTACAATACTCATGTAAACGATGGTATCCCTAATTCGGATCTGTTCTATACTGAGGATGTTGAAAAAGCTAAGAATATCATCTTAGATATGTATGTTATAATACCAGAACGGATCCACACTGAGGAATATCATCCTGGTTATACAGATAGTAATAGATAACAACAAAAAAAGAGAGCTTATATAATACTCTCTTTTTTTGAACCTAACCTTATATTAGCCATCCTCTCTATTTTTTTTGCTCCAATTTTTAATACATCTAACCAATCAAAATTTATAACACCTGCTTTACACCAATAATTAATAGACATGGCTAGAGTATTTTTCTCAATAACTTTAAGTTTATGACATGGATATATTGAGTCACAAGTAGTTGGGCCAGCATATGTATAATGTGAGCAGTGTATAGTTATAGATCCATCTTCATTATTTCTTAGCATATTTATATCCCCACTTAACATAATCTATCCAATCAAATGTAAGATATCCATTAGTACAAAAACTATTACCTATATCAAATGTACATTCCTTTTTTTCTCTAGAACAATAATTACTATCGCCTCCATTAATATATAACTTACATTTGAATTTAAGATCGATATTACTCATCATCTCTTAACACCTACTGCTAATCTACTACACCAATCCAATTTACCTCTTCCTTTACAATTACCACACTCATCAATACCACTAACATACACATTATAATTACTAGCCATTACAAATCCTAACCCACCACAGACAGAACAGATAGTTTCAGTTTCACTAAGAGGTATACGAGGTTTATAATCCCATGATGAGTTACTAATAGTATGGTCATAACAATATTTATCATATGTAGATTCCATATCAATTTTAATCCTATAATTAAATGCTTTATCTTTAAGTTTATTAGCCCATCTATTTATCATTTTAACATCTGTCTTGTTATATTTAGGTATCATTCCTTACCCCTTAAAGAACTAATTCATTTTTAACAATTCTAATATTCTTTTTACCTATCAATATTATATCAGTCCATGTAAATTCTATTCTACCATTATCCCAACATACAAAATTTATATCACCACAATTAATTTCACAGTGTGTTGTGCCACTACACCCACCATATGTAGTTGGTTTATAATAACTACAATAGATAACTATAGATCCGTTCTCATCAATGTTTATCATATTTATTATACTCAACTTTAGATTTAATCCATTCAAGTTTTTTAATACCCATAATTAATACATCAACCCACTCATATGTTATTAAACCTTTACTACAATATATTGGTAAGTGGTTATCAACCATTCCACATCTAAATAGAGCTTCACATGATACATCATGATTTTTATTAATATGTTTTATATAATGCCCACACATAATAAAAATAGATCCGTTCTCATCAGGTTTTAATCCCAAGTACTAACCTCCTACACCAATCTAAGATACCAAGCCCTTTACATGTTCTACATACAATATTTGAAAGAGTTTTTGTACCAGGTAAATAAATAAGATAAGATCCTTTACCATAACATGTAGAGCATATCAGGTTACCATCAGTTAGTTTGTTATTAATCTGTTTCATATCATCAATAGCTTTATATTTCATTTTTCACCTTAATAAGATGTTTTCTATTTATTATAAAATTAGTCCAAGTAACATCAAATTCTTCATTACAATACATAAAGTTTTTTCCTAATGTTGTAGAACAGTCGTCCATGAGACAATCTTTTCTTATTCCACTACTAATAAAATGAGAGCATCTTACTTTAATCAACATATCTTTATCCATTATTTAATCCTATCTAATTTGTCTTTATAAATAAGATAACTAGTCCATGTTGTGGTAAAAGGTTCAGTACATTTACCTCTAAACTCAATATCATATACTAAGATCTTTTTACATAAATATTTGTTTATACAAGGACCTTCTGCATCTTTACAAACAACTAAAACTTCACCTTCTAATAATATTTTATCTTCCATATTTAATATCTCCTTATTTAACCCTATCTAAACAATTTTTATTAATAAGATAGGTGGACCATGTTGTAATAAAAGGAATAGCACAACCTCTATTTTGCTCATCATATATCATAAAACTATTACAAACTAAATTATTAACACAAGGAAACTTAATATCTTTACAAACAACTAAAACTTCACCTTCACCTAATATTCTATCTTCATCTTCCATATTCAATATCTCCTTATGAATAAAAATAAACTTATCCTCTTATTAAATAATATATATAATAATTAATTATACATAATTGTATAGGGGTTTAATGATTCATAATTCAATAATTATATTCAAACCACTAATATTAATTAATAAGTCAGTATGTTATTATTTATACCAAAACCCCTATGGGAACATAGATTAATTAGACACTAATTGATATACCAAGACAGATAGTAAGACGATAGTGAGATAGATACTATCTTATAAGTTATAAAAGATATAATAAGTATGGTTAATAACATTCGTTAACGATCACTTACTTATTAAATATCTCACTATCTATAAACCAGTATAAACCATATCAATTTACTCTTATTTCATTCTTGAGTTAAACTATTGATTATATTGTAATATCTATGGTAATTTTAGGTGTATTTATAGTGTCTTTTAATGATATAAATATACTTAATTTTATTAGGTACTTGTTTTAAGGTATTGAATTTTCCGTTCATATCTTATACTTAATTTCTTATTGACTAATACAGTATAAACACTATTTATTATATATATTATTTAATAAGATAGGTATCCTAGTTTAACATTCTTTTTAAAACTATCATGGAGGTGTATTATCATGGGTAGTTTCTTTGATGAATTGGCTGATGTAAAGATTAAAAGTCAATTGATTGAAATGTATTTGTTTAAGATAAAAGGAATGGATTATGAGAATGCGGTTAGGTTTACGAAAGAGTTGGTCGCTGTTCAGTTGTTATTACCTTTACAAGAGGTAAAGA